ACCTACATTTTCTCCAGTCCAGTTGTAATAAGGTTTATATTTGCCAGAATCATACTCAATACTTATAGTATTATTAGAGTTAGCAAGTCCTATATCAATAGAGCCATCCTCTGAATATATTTCTCTAAAGGCCGCTTTGCTTTTAGTAACTGGACCAGTTTCGTTTGGGGAATCATGATATATCTTTACGCTACTTGCAGTGTTACCAGTGTTAGATAAATGAACTCCTTGACCACTGAATCTTATTACATTCCCATCTTGAACGACATAAATTTCATTATCAGGAAGTCTAAGGGCAGCGCCTTCAGCACCTGTAAGGCTTCTAAACTTAAATGGACTATCAGTACCTTCCACATAAACATCTGCCGCATCTCCAACGTTAGCGCAGCTACCTACTCCACCACCTCCTCCTCCGCCACCAGCAGCGCCAGACGAATCTATAATTATAAAATTACCAGCAGTTGGATTATCATCGTCATATCTAACTTGTATGCCTGAACCTCCAGAAATACCTCTCAAAAGAATTGGTACAGAACTATTATATTGGCCAGATTCTTGAATTAAGTGAACTTTACCTCCAGTACCATTTGAAGCAGCTCCTGTATCACCTAATTGCTTAATTTGTATATTATCTAAATGAATATTATCTCTTATAGTCCTAGTAACAACATTTCCATCTCTAACGGTGCATATTTGATAGATACTTCTATAAAAATTACTATTATCTTCCGTTTTATAATCAAAAATTGGATAAATACCTGAACTTGTATCTTGCCCCTCTTGAGAAGGTTCACCAGTAAAAAAAGTTGCTTGTTCTATTATTAAATTTTCCTTATTTATATTTAAGGCAACTTTAAACTCTATATCTTGACCCACTGGAACAGTATAAGACTGATCCATCCCTTGTATAACTCCGCTAGATCTACTTAAATCTCCAGCTATAGCGCTATTAAAAGCATAAGCTTGGTTGAAACTATAGCTATAGCTGGTTGGTACGCCATCTGAATCTGTATTAGCAAATATGCTAACTCCAAAAGGATCAGTGTTTGGAACACTAAAATCTCTATAAACGTGCTGAGATGTATCTACAAATCCGTCTTCAAATATGTCAGCCATTAAATATCTTCATTTTTTGTAGAAGATAATTCGTTGTCTAACTCACACTTTTGGCAAATAGGACAAATCTCACCTTCTCTGTTTATATAAAATAATCTATCAAACCATTTAAATTTATTAAAATTAACGGGTTCGATCTGTTTTTCTATATCTTCTCCAGAGAAAGGCGAGTAAAAATACTTAGTACCACCTATTTTTAGCGATCCATCTGGAAAAAGATATTGTTTTTCTGCAAAATAGCAATCTTTGAGTGTTGTATTCTGCCAATGTTCAATATATGCAAAATCATTATCAAAGTCGTGCCGCTTTGTTTCAAACTTTATGGTCTTTTTTACGATGGTTTTCACTTTAATAATGATATAAAATAATTACACCTATTTCAATTTTTATTCGAAAAATGAAAACATGTTACATAAATGACACGTACTTTTTTTTACCAAACTTGCATATAGATGTAAGTAGTGTAAAATGACCATAGACGAAGATTACCCAAGAAGTAGAGTGACTGAAAGACCTAGGACAAAAAAAGAAGCGAAGGACTTTAATAACATAAAGCCCCCTTGGGATGATATCCCGATAAAAATCCTAATAGTTATAATTCTAGGACTAATTTATGTTGTGTTTAGGTAATTAAAATTAATTTTTAATTAGATTTCTCTGAACCTTTTGCTCTTTCCATTTGCTCTGGTGTAGGAGCGCCCTTATCACCTTTTTTCCTCATCTTTTCTCCAGAACCTCTTTTAATACGCTCTTTTTTCTTTCTGATATTCTCCCAAAGGCTACTGTCAGATTTTTCTTTCTCTTTCAAAATCTCATCGTGACGCTTCATAAAAGCCTCATGATTTGGACCTGCCATATACAAAGTCTTACCATCATCAGTTTTATGTGTGTGGATACCTTTCAAACCCATCTTCTCTGCATCTTTTTCAGCCTCTTCTTTGGTTTCAAAGTAATGTTTACTTACATCAGGAGAGCCATAAGACTTTTTCTTTTTGCCATAATGGTGAGCGCTACTCTCCTTTTCTTTTTGTTTCTTTAAAATTTGTTTTTGCAACCAGCTAGGAAGTTTTTTTTGCTTTTCTGTTAACTGACCCTCGTTCTCTTCCATAAGCATGGCTCTATCTTTCTTGTACTGAACTGCACAAGTAGACATTGTTTTGTCCATATCCATATCTTTTGTGTCAATAAGCTCACCATCAGTCATCATGCAGTGACTCATATAAGATTTAAATACAGTCTTTTCTTTATCCTCCATATCCATGCCATAGACTTTTTTATCTTTGTAAGCAGCTTTAGCTATATCTTGATCGGCTTTTCTGTATGATTCTTTTACCTTTCCACCTCTCATCATTTTAAGAAATGTATTCACTCTAGCCATAGCCCAACCGTGCCTACTCATATTTGGCCTATGAGATGTACTAAAAGCTCCAGCACCACGCCTGTAAACACGCTTCAACTGGCCTAAAGTCACCTTCTTTGAATATTTGGCATTGTGTGCCTTTACTTTTTCTTTTAGTGCATTAGTTGTCTTTTCACTAAATGTAATTTTGCCTCCACCTTTTTTAGCACTACCTTTTGGATTTCTTTTAGAACCCTTTTTCCTTTCACTTGGTTCTGCTGGTGTCTGCGCTCCACTTTTAGGACCACGACGTTTTGCTGCTTCTGATTCCTCTGTTATTTCATCAACATAAGCTAATGATGGACAAGCAGACAAAAGCTCGTCATGGTCAAATAGTGTTTCTCCATCCCACTCATACTCTTCTGATCCCTTGGTTATATTAGTGACACTCCTAGCGCTCCACATTTTGCAGGACCAATATCTAGGAGTTGTTTTATCTTTAGCTGTATCGCAGCTATGTCTGCTCCTAAAAGCTTTTCTTCTTTTAGGGTCATCTCTTTTTATTTCCATATTTGGATCACCAAAATTTACTTTAACGACGTTTCCTTTTTTATTTTTTACATAAACAGAAAACTTCTTTGGCCCTTTTGAAGTCCTGAATGGTTTATTTAAAGTCTTATTTTCATTAGCCGCTTCAGTGAAAAATAATTTTTTGTCTTCACCTTCTCCTGTAACTACAGAAGCTTTAGATTCAGAATCACTAAAGATATTCATACAGACTGCAACTCTCTGCTGGTTATCCTTAAATTCTTTTTTATCTGTTAAATTTGTAACACAACGACTCATGAAGTCGCTTTTTTTTTCGTTATTATTTGGAACTGGAAGAGGCATGATATGTATATATTTACTATTTTTACACTATAGAAGCTCCATTGGGGAACGATGTTCCTGATAAGGTAAAAACCAATGCTCGCATGTATTTAAAACATCAAACAAGGTTACAACAGTCATTAAATCTTTTCTATCTTTTCTAGTATAACCTTTATATAAAGCATCATTTACTCTAGAAACTTCATCAGTCCAATCGCACTTATTTTCCACCAACTCTCTTAAATGAGTATTTCGAACACAAAGGAAAAATGCTCCGAAATCAAAAGCTATCCACTCAGGTTTTAGTTCATGGTTGCACCAACCCATTTTACCTTGAACATTTTTTAACTCTAGTAAAATTTTACCCTCTTTTTGCGTCTTTTTTAAACCTTTAACATCAAAAGTCTGACCATCTACAACAAAATCTGTATGGTTTACAATATCATCAGCTTTTGAGGTTTTCTTTATATCTTTATTTAATGCTCTACAAGAATCATAAAATCTTTGCTGACCTTCTGTCCCTGCCTTAAAAGATTGATTTATATGCCCCGCTGAAGATAAGCTTTTTGCTTTATTTGATATCATAATGTAATTGTTTTTGTCTCCCCCGTTGTCGTGTCAGTCATAAAAAAATCTTTTACATTGTAAGCTTTATCGTCAATCCAATAATCATATGGCGGCTTACCCATCATTAATTTTGTTCTTTTAACGCCCCACTGATCAAGTTGTTTTTTTGTTAAGGTAGTATGATCTTTGCCACTATTACCCCCTCTAGCAGTCCAGTAAACTATCTCATGACCAGCATCAAATAATTGATTAAAAAAGTGTATCCTATCTTTTATTGGCCTTGCTTGGTCGTAAGGAGTATCTGGGCTGTCATGTGTACAAATTGTGCCGTCAATATCTACAATGTATTTCATTTTATTTTTTTAATAATATCGCTAGTGCTTATGTTTTCTATAAATGGTATAACTTTTAATATAGCATTACCTTTTGCTTTCATCTCTGATTTATTTAAAGCATCTTCATCATAATCGCCACCCTTACACCAGAAGTCTGGCTGAAGTTCTTTTAGTTGTTTAGCTACAGTTTTAGTATTAAAAATAAAAACATAATCAACAGATTCATGACAAGCTACTGTATAAGCTCTTTGTTTCGCTGGTATTATTGGTCTGTTTTTACCTTTTATAGATTTAACACTCGCATCTCCATTTATACCAACTACCAGCTTAGAGTTTAAACTACAAGCGCTCTTCATTGCATTAAGTAGGCTTGCATGACCAGCATGGAATAAATCAAAACATCCATTGGTGAAAATAAAAAACTTTTTTATTCCACAAGATTCAAGCTCTTTTGCAAAAAGCCTCTCTTGCTTAACTTCTTCAAATGATACTATTTTTCTATGTTTCATATTGTAGCAACGCCTTTCTTTTTAATGACTCTTTGACAACAATCTTGAGCATATATTATTGAGCATTCAATGTCTTTTGTAGCAGTATATGAGTAGGCAAACGCAGCTAAGAATGTGTCTCCTGCGCCCGAAACATCTCTAACTTCTGAAGGTTTACTCAGTTTATAATCTTTGCTATTATACCAACAACCCTTTGAACCTTTTGTAATTATCAAGTTCTCTCCTTGATGTGTCCAACCGTTCTCCTTATGTTCTTTTTCATTTATCTTAATAAAAGTAAACAAATTAGCCCATTCTTGATTATAGTTTTTTTTCGTATCTAAAAAACTTAGCTTGCTCCTACTTGCTATCTCTCTTAACTGCGAGTCTGTTAGGTAACCTTTGTTATAATCTGAAACAATAATAGCATCAAATGATTCTATGTTTTCTGGCAGTTTGTCGCAAGGTTCATACTTATCTGTATCAACCCTTAAAAACATTTGATTTGATTCTATGTCAATATATCTAGTTTTAGAACCAACGCAGTAATTAGTACTTAATGCTATGTCATTTTTAAGAGGCATATCTTTATGAGTCTCATTATCTATAGCCCGCATATTTTCATAAACATTAGCCGCCATACCTAAGTTGCTTGTATTATGATCTGGTATAAATACAGGAACAGGAGCTTCTGGACACAAACGATTAGCTTTGCCATAGCAAAACTCGTCTTTACAAGTTTCACCTATAACTAAAAACTTCATTTCTGCGACGAACCTTTTTCTACCCTATAAGAATCTTCATTAAAATGTTGGGTGCTAACCTCAAATACATCCGAGTCCTCTAAAGCCGTCAACTTATGTGGTATGCAGGGTTTTAAATGAACAGTGTCGCCTTCTATTAACTCTTTTTCAAAACGTTCAGAGTTCTCTAAATTAAAATATTCTAACTTAAGCTTACCCCTAGTAACACACCAAGTTTCTTCCTTCTGTATATGATAATGCATAGAGAAAGAAGACCCTTTTTTAAAGCGCAAAATTTTACCACAATATTTATAATTGTTGGTAATCCAAAGCTCTTCTCCCCAACCCTTGGGGTGAACTTCTAATCGACTAAAAATAGGCTGCATACTCATTAAGAGTATTATAGCCTATCACAAAGATTATTCAAGGATTATTCCCCTTTATCTTTCGCTTTGCCTATGTTAATAGCAGCCCAATCTATAAGGCTATAAATTTTAGCCCAAAGAGTACCCTTTTTTGGAGTAGGAGTTGCTGCTGTAATTGCAGATGCGAAAGCGATTGCGGCGGTAAGAACACCGAACCAAGGATTGTCTTCAATTAATTTGAGAATTACTTCCATAATATATTATAGTTATACAATATATTACACAATGAGAAAAAACAGGGAATTATTTATAAAGAGTTACTAATTTAGGAGCTATTTCCTCTAATTCTTCACAAAGTCTGCTTATTTCAGGCGCTTCCATTTTTTCAGTTAAGTTTTTTAACTTGCTTACCTCCCAGCAAAATCTATTATAGACTGGCCCTTGAATGTATTTTCTATCCGTCTCATTGTCATAAATAAAAGTATCAAATACTTCATACCTAGTAGGGTCTATACACTTTTCTATCGGATCAAAAATAGAGTTGCCTACTACAAAATTAAATATTTCATTTCTATCAACTTTTATAGGTGTACCCTTCATTTAAAAAAGAAATAACGTAAAAAGAAAATAAAGCAACAAAATATTAAAGAATTCTTATCCTACTTCTTATTTTAGAAACGTGACGTTTTTTCTCTAACACAGAGCCACCTTCTCTACTCCCAGCTCCATTAGTATTACCTTCTATAGTAGTTACATAACCCTTTGAGTCTATGTCTTTTACAGCAATACCTATATGAGAAAAAGTAAACACAACAATATCTCCAGCTTTAATAGCTTCATTAGTTGGCTTGCGGAGATCTACACCATTTGCAACTTGCTGTTTTGCCCAGTTCTCAAAATCCCATGCTCCAGCAGTTCTAGGTCTTTTAAATTTTACATCTTCTCCTTCAATGGCTTCTCTTACTAACCAGCAAATAAAAGCAGCGCACCAAGGCCAGCCTTTATCTGGGTCAAGCCAAGTAGCGGCTTTGTATTCATCAACTCTGGGTCCACAATTGCTTCCATCAACTTCTGATACACCTATCTCCTCACGGGCTAGTAAAACCATTTTTTGAGGTACGTCTTTACCATTCATATTATCTTTCTTTGTTGATAGTTCAGACAAAATAGCATTCCAAGTTACAGGTCCATCTGCCCCATCAGCAGAAACGCCAATAAGTTTTTGAACAGCTTTTACTACTTCTTTTTTGCCTTTAAAATTCATCTTATCTACATTTTCTGCTAAATGATGCACTTACAGACATCACTACGCATAAAGCCATTAATAGGCAAATAAAATCAGAAAACCTCTCTATCTTCTGGTTTAGAATCTCTGATTGCTCCTCATTATAGTACATTTTTGTGTCCATAATATTGTTTATAGCATCAATAGTTGGATCTGTCATTTCATACATTCTAGGTATAGAGGCTTTAATCATTTCTATATCACCTTTCTCCGCCCAAGCGATTAGTTCATCTACATATGCACTTATCTTCTCTTCTTGAGCAAAAACAAACTCAGCATACTCTTTCTCTTTCGGCGTAATGTCTTTTTTGTAACCCTCTAGATATTCATCCTTATAACCACTCTCCTCTTTCAAAGTATCTACCATCTCTGCTGGTGTCATTGTACCGTGAGATGTTTTAATTACAGAATTAACTATTATCACACCATACCAATCAAAGCACATTCCTATTTCCATAATAGAAGACTCTGATTGTCTGGCGTTTTCTTTTAGTGTATTTTGTATATCTTTGTTTAGTTCAAACCCTTTGACACCAAAGAGTAGACAAATTATTGAAAGACAGTAAACTATAATTTTGGGTCTCATTTTTTAAGAAATTTTTCTGGATTTTTTTCAAATCTTTGAGCTAGTCTAACAATGCCTCCTATAACTTCTGGACTAACTACGCCTATTATACCATAAGTTATGGCTTTTGTAAGGGATGATACATCAGTTTGTTCTAAGATAAACCAAGCCACACCTGATGCTAAGGCGGCAGTAAGAATCCTTTTAAATTGTTGTTTTATAGACAATTCATTATCTCCAGACAAAAGTCTAGCAAACATGGCGGCGGCTCCAATCAAAGGGACAAGCCATCCACCCTGAAGGAATTCTTTTAACAAGGATTTTTCTGGTTCCATTGAAAGTACTTACACAAAAAAAGCCCTCCTTGCGGAGAGCTTTTTAATTTTGTTTTTAAAACTAATTTAAAATTAATTTTAATTAGAATTTGTATCCTATTCCTGCGCCAATAATCCACTCGTCTTCTACTTCAAAAGAAGATCCATCAAAGTCATTATTATTGTAAGATGCTTTTAAGGATGTAGATATTTGATCTGTAACAGGATAACTTGCTTTGAGACCAGCCTCAATAGCAGTGTATTCGTCTACAAGATTTAAAGTAACAAATGGGGTTACTGTAAGATTTGAAATAGGGGTCTCAACAGAGGTAGAAGCTCCAATTTCAACACCGTACCAATCGTTATCAAAATCATGCCAAACGGCTAATTCTGCATCTACGATAGAATACTTGTAAAGTAAACCTACTGCAATTTCATCCCTGTCTCCAAAAGTAGAGTCAAGTCCTGAAAAGCTTGCTTTTGCTCCTAGTTTCTGACCGAATAACTCAATGCCTCTTGTATAAGAAATAGAGTAATCTGAATCTTCAGAATCTCCATCGATATCATACAAGCCGACACCGAAAGAAAGGTCTCCACCGCTTACGGGAGCTGTTAAATTAAGAGAATAACCCAGAGAGTCTTCTCTAACTGCTAAACCTCTACTTGTTTCAAAATTAGAGGCTGAAAAGCCAACTCCTACAGAAGAATCTGCTAGAGTTGTGCCAAACGCTGCGCCACCAAAGATAGCGCCCAATAGTAGTGTAAGAATAAATTTCTTCATAATATTAACTTTATATTACAATTTTGTAATGGTCAAGGGAAATATTTTATTCCTCAACAACACCTTCTTCTACGTCCTCTACAGGTGCAATAGAAGGTTCTGCAAACTGAGGTTGTTCAATTTCCTGAGAAATTTTCTTAGCTAGTACGGTTGCAGCTTCAGCAACGTTGAGACCACCAGCTTTTACTGCGATGTCTAAAAGTTGTGTGAGAACCTGCAATTCCTGATCAGTGAATTCAATAGTTTTCATATATATTTATATTACTCACTAAATAATATTTATCAACTTTTTTTTTAAAGAGTTGGAACATCAGGCCAGACGACAGAATTTTTTAAATTTGATATTTCTGTTGGAGTTAATCCTGCTAAAGAATTAGTAGGCACTGTCATTTCTTCTCCATCAAATTCTATGGTTTCTTCTGTTACCCTTGGATATGGATTATCAATACATAAAGCCCATTTGCCCGCTTTAGTTTGCTTCACTGTCCACCAATATTTTGTAGTGCCAGAACAAGATCTTGCTTGTGCTTCTTGTGCGCTCCTGTTTTGAGCTTCTTGTTTTGTGTTAAAAAGTAAATATTTCATATATTAATAAATACTAAATCTTTCATTTATACTATCCTGTATAGCTTCCCTATTTACAGATGCACTTTGACCTGAATAAATAAGAAACTCTCCCATTTTACCGTTAAAATGTAAACTGTCACCTAATCCTCCGACTCCAACAAGTGAAGTTCCTCCACTTTTGTCTTCTAAAGAGCCATCACTTCCCACTTGAGAGCTATTTAAAAAAGCTTTATATGCACCCTGTGTTGAATCTGCTACCATGCTGACTAAATTTAAATTTGTGTTAGCAGAGGTAGAAGGAGCGGAACCAGCGCCATAATTAAAACTAAAATTATTACTGCTAATGAAGGGAGCATACCATCTTTTATTAGAGTCTGCGAAGCTCCCTAGAGTAGAAACCATTTGAGTCCCTGCTATTGTGTCAGCTTGGAAAACTGTGTAAGAAGACAAAGCACTTATATTTAAAGTACTAGAAAACCCAGTATTTAATGTCATGTGCTGATTGCTTCCGTCAAAATCTAAGGCTGTATTCCCACTTGAATCTGTCACTAAAGAGCCGCCATTAACAACCGTAGGTTGATCAGCCGCAGTTTCTTGTATGAGGTTGTTTCGCTCTGACCCTGTATGAGACTGATCATACCAATCTGTGACATATCCGTTAGCTTGGCCTACAAAAGCCCCTAAAGTAGAATATACAGGCTCCGCACTTACAACGTAATTTTGCGGTCCGTATTGCAATGCTGCACCTACCGACCTCCACTCTTTTTCGTAAACATAAAAAGATTCAGAAATATCATTTTCGCCGCCATCTTCGCTCCGCTGAGTGCTTACTATCCAAACACTAAAAAAACCAAAAAATTGAACTCCCCAAGGATAAACTAGCACATCTCCATTAGGGGCGTTTGATACATTTAAAGCAAAGCTTGAAGCGTCAGGACTGTCTCCTAATTCCCAAGCAGGGAACGCCTCATATGTATCCATGTAACCAGATAGATCCTCAAACCAAGCATCTTTAACGTAGGTTATTTTATATTCTCTTCCTGATATATTAGATTGAAAACTTTTAACTTCATACGGACCTTGTTGAGATCCTGTTCCTAAAGTATTACCAAGGTCATATGTATAAGCAGGGAATCCAGTTCCTGTTGGTGCTACCATAGCTTCTAATGAAATATTGCCAGTAGTATCACCTAAAACGTAAGCTTCTCTGTTTAGTGCGTCAGCATTTGTTCTGATGCTCATGAGATAACCTCCAAAACCTATATCTTTTGTAGAATAAGCTCCAGCAGCTTCGCTATATTTACCTAATAATGGATCATGAGTATATCTGAATCCAGCATCAAACGGCCTCAAATAAAGATCTGAGTTAAATTCATTAAGACCTAAATCATGTATTTTTTTATTGTACTCTCTAAAATCTTGCGCCGCGTATTGTTCATACATCGCTCCAGTACCCTCACCAGTAATATAAAGACCAGTCAATTCTGACCTGTATTTACCCCAATCAGCCACACTTGTGGATTCTTCGGTGTGTATACTATTTCTAATAGGAATTCCAGTAATAAAAGCCATTTGTTCTAATTACACAAAAAGCTCACTTATTGCTGGGAAAATATAACTGGCGCTCAAGTTTGCGGAACCTCGCATCAGAGTGCCAAACCTCATCGGTTTCTGGAGTATAGACACCTTTAGTTGTCCTTATCGGACTTCCCTTCTCTAGACTCAGCGTAGAAGGCTGATAAATATTTAAAACTTGCGTCTTCACGGATGAGTTCGTCTCGCAAGAGATCAGCACGGTCTGCATCACCGCCACTAGCCCTAAGATCTTCAATCTCTTGAATAATTCTTTTACGTGTTTTTTCATGGTTATGTCTTAATTCTATGTAGAAGAGCTTATTTTTTAAAGATAAATATAGCTCAATTGATTTTAAAACACTTTTAATTAAGGAAAGCATCAATGTTTTCTTCTACATATTCACTTACACTTTTCCACTCATAATCACCAATTATTTCATTTAGCTTTGATATATCAGCTTTTGTAAATTTTTGATACTGCCCTTTTAGCTCTTTGGGCATTGGTATTTCTTCTATCTCAGAGTTAGAGTTTTCTTTTATTATTTCTGCTACATCTCTGAAAGAGATAGGCTTACCTGTACCTATGTTAAATATTCCTGAAGCCTCATTTGTCAAAAACTTGTAGTGCATTTCACACACATCATCTACAGAAATAAAATCTCTTTTGTATTTTTCGCTTTTCTCAAAAATCTTTATTTTACCACCTGTCTGCGCTTCTTTTATAAATTTTGAAACAGGACTAGCTTGCTTTCCTTTTTTATCTTCACCCAAACCGTACACATTAAAATATCTAAACCCTTGGTATGGATATTCTTGATTCATTAACCAACAATCAAACATATACTTGCTAAAAGCATAAGGACTCAATGGTTTACAAAACTCATCTTCTTTGAAAGTTTTAGATGCCCCATAAACAGATGCGCTACTAGCATATTGAAACTTTATCTCATAAGCCTCACACATCTTGTAAAGGTTGGCTGAGTATTCAAAGTTTTGATCTAATATTTTTTTTAGATCGGTTTCTGTAGTGCTTGAATTTGCACCAAGGTGAATTACAAAGTCTTGATTGAAAATATCTGGATAACCAGTATTACCTAAAGATATATCAAATCTTGTAACTTGAAACCCACGAGCTTCTAAATATTCGGATAAGTTGCCTCCTATAAATCCGCCAGCTCCAGTTATTAAAACTCTATTCACTTGATTCCTCAGAGGACTCTTCTTCCTCTTTTGGTTCATCATCAGGATTTTGAGGATAGTTTCCTTGAAGCACACTATCTAAGATAGAAGCTTTTATAACTGATTCATCAAAATCAGAATCTTTTATATCAGTAAGCATTTTATCTAATTCTTCATCTCCTGTAGGCAAATCAAAATCTGCCTTACTAAAATAATTAAACTCTTCACAAAAAGCAAGGCTTTGAACTATCTCAACGATAAGTTCATCACCTTGAAACCTTTTGTGTATCTCATAAGAAGAAGAGCTTGTCATTTCTTTGTCAGAATCTTTAGACTCTGAAAGCTCCAAATCTGAACTAACTTTTTTATATTCCTTTAATATCCAAAACTTCTTAACAAAGTCACTGGACTCAGGAAACTTTATATCAGCATCAAAAGATAGACTCCGATATAATTTTTGATCTAAAAAAGAAAGAGTATAAGGCATTCTCTGTGTCTTACACCTAAATTTCCAAATTTGACTCATTTTCTTCAGAAGGATTTACTCTTTTTGTAAGTTCCTCTAAAGCTGAGAGTTTCTCCTCATCAGACATTTTTGCGATATTTTTATCGACTTCCGAAATAGCGATATTGTGCATTATATTTACAGCCTCCGCTACCGTGATTCTAGATACCATCTCAGACACTAAGAGAGCTTTTAACTCTTCTTGTTTTTCAGCGTCCATTACTCTGTATCCATGCTTTGATAAATTCTTAGATCTGGCTGTTTAGTGCCTTGCTCTTTGAATTTATTTTTAAAGATGACGATTTTCTGCTTTGAACCGTCAGATAAAGCAATCTCTCCACTATAGAAAGATTGGTTTCTACCTTCAACTCGCCAAAGAGCGCCTAGTTCGCGCTTTTTCCATTCGTCGTTATTTTTTGTGTTTGTATCACTCATGAGTTCTATTGTTAAATTTGCCTTCAACACTTTTCCAAAATGCAGAGGGACCAAGGGCATGGTAGCGCCCTTTCATTGTTTTGTAAAGTTTTTTTAGCATTGGATTTTCATTTTTGGGATGATAACCAACTAGTTTTCTTATTTTCTTAGCTACTGAGCCACTCATACTTTATGATCTACTTATATTTTTATTTTTCAACAAAAAGTTTTATTTTATCATTGCCATTAGCTATACAATCAGAAATAAATGGTTTGATTTTTGATGACACTAATTGATTTAAACTTTTGATTGGCGAAGAGTCATTTTTTATATCATTTACATTAGTACAAATATATTTTACTGTAAAATCCAAGTAAACACCATTATCTTCTAAATTGTTTTTTATGTTTCTAAGCTTGTTCCACAAAATTCTACGCAAATCTTTTGTTTTTAATTCATTTAAAATAAAAGAGTTCTTAATTAAAGAATAAATATCTTTATGTATAAGAGGATCATCATTACGAGATCTTTCTATATTAAAGCCAAGTTGGCTAGTATGAGACAAGCAGCTAGTTAAAAATATTTTGCAATTAGAAAAATCAGCAACATCCCCATTGTTCATTTGTATTTTACCCTCTTTGAGTATTTGATTAAAAATAGGCACGGCAGTTTTGTCTATCTTATGAAAATCATCTATAATCAAAACACTATTTGGCGTTATAACAATCTTTTCGCATATCGAAGTATTGTTACCTTGGGAAGATGCTATTTTATGTGGAGAAAAATTATCTGAAAAATGTATACCATTATAAGATAAAACATTTACTCCATGTTTTTGCAAAGAGTCTTCTAACAACTCACAAAATAATGATTTACCACTAGAGTCATCACCGCTCACAACATAACATTCTGGAGTAGAAAATTTTCTAGTTGTTCTAACACCTATACTACTTAAAACTATTTCATGTTTTAACTCCTCAAGCACATTAGCTTGGCCTACAAAAAAGTTAGAGACACAATCAAAAACTTTATTTATTTTTTTCTTTTTACTTAGCGGATTAATTTTCCTGTCGAAAAATTCTTTTAAATGAAAGATAGTTACTTCTGGTTTATTTGTTGTTTCATCTGATTCAACCCACTTTTCTAAACTCTTATTTAGCTTTTCTATCAAGGCTGAATGATCTTTTTCTGGATGAAGCGCAGATTCAACTATCTCTGTTTGCATTTCTTTAATTGAAGGTTTTACATCCCAAAATGCAACTTTAGCTTGAGCGCCGCAATGATCTATAACATCAATAGCTTTATCTGGATAATATTTGTTTGGAGTGTACTTTTCGCAATACTTAATAATATTATTTAAAAATTCATCGCTATACTTTACAGCGTGAAATGCCTCGTAATAAGAAACAATAGTAGGTAAAATTTTCTCCATCTGAAATTTAGAAGGCTCTTTTACCACAACTCTTTCAAATCTTCTGTCAAGGGCGGTGTCTTTCTTTATTGTGTTTGTATACTCATTTATAGTTGTAGCACCGATACAACTTATTGTTCCTCTAGCCAATTCTGGCTTTAGAATATTAGATGCTTCAAGAGAATTATTGTTAGCTCCACCCGCTCCAATCAAAGTATGTATCTCATCTATAAATAAAATTAAGTTTGTATATTTCTTAGCCTCATTTACAAAGTCTTCTAACCTTTTTTCAAACTGACCCCTATACTCAGTGCCAGCAACCATACTAGATAAACTAACAGAATAAATTACTTTATTAGCAATAAGCTCTGGAGCATCTCCTGCTGCTATTTTTGTCGCCAACCCTTCTACCAGCGAGGTTTTACCTGTACCTGCTGGGCCAACCAATATCGCATTTGGTTTCTTTTTTCTACATAATATCGTAGCTAATTCATCTATCTTGCCATCATAATCAACAATCTTATCAAACTCCCCAGCAGCAGCTTTTATGTTAAGATTTTCAGCAAATTGTGAAAGGATCTCATTGTTATCGAACATATCGATCCAGTTGTCAGGAGTCTCCTCAAGCTCTTTTAGTTTTGATTCTATTTTTTCTGCTTCAAAATCTTTTATAACTAAAGCACACTCAGCAACTACACCAAACCTTACGCTATCAGCAGCCTCTATCCCCTCTGGAAAAGATTCTTTTAAAACTTTAGGAGTAAATTGCTCATCAAAAAAATTCATCAACATCACCTCTGGCGGAATGTAATCCAAAGAGTAAGTATCTTTGCAAAGCTTCTCGCAAAACTTTAAAAACTTTCTGGCATCTGTTTTAAACTTATCAGATATATTTTTGTTTTTCCTTTTTTTATGTAAAACGCTTCTTGAATCTTTTAACAGTTCATTATAATCAACACCAATTTTTTTAAATATAGAAGTGCAAGATAGACTCAAATCACTAATAAAGCAGTGAAATAATATATCTATATCAACACCGTTTCTTTCTAAGATTACAGATAAATCTTTAGACTTTTGGAGAACACCTTCTATATGCGGAGTAAAGGGTAATTGAACCATTTATTTTTACTTTTTAACTTGCCTCTTGTACATGTAAATTTCTGGACCTTTTATCTCTAAATGATCAATGAAAATTGTATTATTTGATTTACTAGCAGTCAAGTGAACTACATCATTTTTCTTTAGTTTATTTGACTTCATAAAGTCACTAAATTTTTCATTATTTCTGCCATCTATGAACATCATACTTTTTGTTGATGTGCTATCAGAGAGGGTCATGATCATGTATTTGTTTCCAGCTTGAGACTCTTTAGTAAAAAAATCTTTAACTTGGCATACAGAAGAAAATTTAGTTCTATCTGCTAAATCTTCTACATCAGATAGATAATGTAATCTATCTATATCCTCGTGATCTTCAAAACATTCTTTCAAGTCGTAAGAGTAAGAAAAACCCAAAAGGTTATTTTCAAACGTCCAAGAAGCAAATTTTTCGAAGTTTCTATTTTTAAAATAAATCTCTCTATATTTCTCATACTTATCGTAGAAAGTTTTAAAACGACTATCTTTCATTAAAATTTTACCATCGTCACCTAAAATTTTATCAGCCAGAGACTTTTCTATGGCTTTTAGTATATTGAAACCTAATCTCTGAGCCAAGCGAGAAAAATTTCTCTTCTCTCTATCTGTCAAAAGATTAAAGGACTGAGCTTGCAAGACTAACTTACTTCTCGATATAGGATTATCCTCTGAGCTATTATCCATCAGTCCCGCTTGTATCAGGGAAGATAAAACATTTATAGGAATACCACACTCTTTAGCAGCAATAAAAATTTCATACCGATTGTTAAACTGAAAGCCTCTAAAATCAATTAAGCTTTTTAAGTTTTTATCGGAAACTCCTTTTATAGATCTTAATCCATATCTTATATTTCTACCCTCTATCTTAAAATCAAAGTCTGATTTATATAAACATGGAGGCAATAATTTTATTTTAAATGATTTTAATTCTTGACTTACCAAGCTGATAGTTTCTAGAGGGTCTGGCTCAAATTCAGAACATTCTAGTATAGACAAGAAAAATTGTTGTGGATATTTATATTTAAGGTAAACAGTTTTGGCTGCTAAATCAGCATAAGCAAAACTATGAGATTTATTAAAAGAGTAGTGTGCAGAGGCTTCTAATGATACCCAATAAAACTCTGCCACTCTTTCATCTAAACCTTTTTGTTCTGCGGCATCAAAAATCTTTTGTCGCCATTGTGGCATTTGATCAACTTTTTTCTTTCCAACTATTCTTCTAAGCGTTTCCGCTTCTTCTAAAGTAAACCCAAAAACTTTATTAGCTATTTGCATAATTTGCTCTTGGAATAAGATTACATTTTTAGACCATGAAAGAATCTTGTCTAATTCTGGATGTAGATTTAAGTCAGTTAAAGCTCTTTTTTGTTCAATGTATCGCTCTACATGTTCTAAAGCAGCAGGTCGAGCCAAGGCTATAACGTCAGATAGCTCAGTTAAATTTTCAGGTTTTACATCTCTGCACACTCTATAGTTTGTCTCGGCAGAAATTTGAAACAACCCTGCTGGGTGTTTAAAATCTTGAAGTTTTTCATATATGTAAGGGTCATTAGGGTCAATATCATCTATATTAATATCAACCTTTTCGCAACATTTGTGAGCAATGGTCAAAGTTCTCAGTCCTAGAATATCAAACTTAACCATTAAATCTGCAACATCATCCATGTTGTAACCTGTAACAAGATCTCCATCTTTTGTTTTTTGAAGTGGAACTACATCTGATATTTTTTGAGAGCAAATAGCGATACCAGATGGATGGACTCCAGTATTTTTAGGTAGACCTTCGACTTTTAATGCATTTTTGTAAGTTTTTTTATGTTTTCTAGCCCATGCTCTAAATTTATCACTCTCCTCAAAAGCAGCCTCAAGACTTAAAACTTGACCATGTAACTTAGGTATAGAATCTGAAGTTCTCATGGCTCTTTCTTCAGTAGCTTCATCAAAATATTTTGTAGCTTCTTTGATACAAAGTTTAGCACTGAATGTATTGAACGTTAATATTTTTGCAGTCTTTCCTTCGTGCTGTCTTTCTATATATGAGATAACCTTATGTCTTTGGTCATAAGAAATATCAGAATCTACATCAGGCAGAAGGCTTCCTACAAGAAACTCTTTGCCGTTTTTATCTTGAACTTTTTTAGCTCTGGATTTAGATACGAATCGCTCAAAAAATAAACTATTAGGAATAGGGTCAATATTTGTCACTCCCAATAAATATAATACAAGAGATCCTGCCGCAGAGCCTCTACCTGCTCCAGTTGGAATCTCGTTATCATGACAAAAGTTTAAAACATCCCAGTTTAGTAATATATAATCAGTAAAGCCTAACTCTTCAAAGGTTTCTAATTCCTGCTTGGTTCTTTCAAAATAAATATCTTTATTTTCAAATTTAGTAATACCTTTTCCTTTTAATCCTTTGCGAGCCAACTCATACAAAATTTCTTTCGTGGAGCTATCAGGGCTAAGACCTATCTCCTTTAGCTTGCTAGATTTAACAACTGTTTTTGGAAGCTCTACTCCTGCTGGTTCGCAGTCATCATATATAGTACAATCATCAAAAATCATAAAACCATTCTTTTTTTAAGCTCACAAAACACCTCAAAGCACATTTTTATGTCATAAAGAGCGTTGTGCAATCTAGAGGGGTCGTGATCAATGTCAAAGAATTTTAGTAATGTACCTTGAGAAACTTTAGACTTTAAGCTTCTATCATTTATAAGTTTATACTGCCAACTTAATAAGTTGCCTTTAGGTTTATCCAGATTTTCTCTATAAGCTTTAGCTAAGGCTCTTGTATCATAAATTCTAAGCAAGTAAGAATAGTCAGGTTGTTGGCCTAACATTTTCTGCAATAAAGCCAACATATAAACATCAAAACCTAAAAGATTTTGGCCCACTATAATATATTGTGGATCATATAAATACTGTTCAAACTTTGACCAAACTTTAGATAAAGATTTTGATTTTTCGTTATACTTATCCCAATTGAATCCAGTCATTTTTTTGACAACTTCTGGGATATTTAAATTTTTGTGTGTTATAAACTCATCATGTTCTTCTAAGATTTTATTACCCTGACAAACAATCCAAGAAAGCTGCCAAGTTTTTGAAGAATGTAAATTAAGACCCTCAGTCTCAGTGTCTATAACTAAATATTTTTGATTATATGGAAGCATTGTTTTCTAAGTATGATTCAAAGCAAAAGTCATCTGAACAAAAGTCATTTAAATTTGGTTTACTGTAAGTTGGAACTCTACCCTGCTTTCTGGCACAGACAGCCTTATACATTTGAAAAGCTTCAAAGTCTTCCCTGTTCCTATAGTAAATTGTTTTTGTTTTTTGTGTTTTTATGTTTAAACTATTTAACCTTTCTTTGATTTGAAAGTCGAAAGGATGATTGTTGTCCTCGTCCATATAAAAGTGGTCAAACTTTTCTAAATTCAATTCGCACAAACCAAAATGAAAAATGTTATTATAAATATAGGAATCATAAAAAGGCACTCCTATTTTTATATCCTCAAGCTCTGAATCCTCAAGATTTGAAATATTTAACACTTCCAAGGCACTTAGCTTTGACTTGGAATATAAATTTCTAAGATTGTTAAGACCTCTGTTATTTTTAGCAAAGAAAACTAATTTACTTGATCTTTCTGACTCGCTTTGAAACACAGGCAGTCTAACGCCATAGACCATAGGTATGTTAGCATGAAGAAATGCTGAATTTGCAGATCTAAATCCGTAAAAATTATCTTCGACAAGCGTTACTTTTTTAAGTTTATTTGATTGAGCTATGTCAATAATATCTTCAATTCTTAAAAGAGATTTGCCAATGCTGTAACTAGTTTTAAAAAGTGGAATAATCACTTTTGGATGTTAAAGCAAGTCATCAACTTTGTCAAAAGAAAAAGCAGGACAACCATCATAATTTCTCATTTCTATGACATGATCATCAGTCTTTTTAGCTTCTAAAGTTTTCTTGTCTTCAGAGGAAGATACAACTTCTCCATCCTTATCTGTAAGCACATAAAACTTCTTTGGAAACTTAAAAGGGCAATGCCACATTAAAGTTCCATCTCTTTTAAGTTGACCTTCGTAACTCGCTCTACCACAAACAACTCTACCAGCAAACCCATCATCTCTACCTAAGTAACCTTTGTTGTATGCTAAATTTTTTGTTGCAGAATCTGAATTAAAATTATTAATAATTTCTTGAACACCTGTCAAAAAATACTCAAAGCCTTCTAACTCTTCTTTATCTAAGTTATCCATCCTCATCATACCTTCATTGTTGCAGTCAAACTTCAAAAATAAAAACTCCATTTGTCTCTTAAGGAAGTCTGGGTAGAGATGTTTTACAGCCAAGCAGTACATTAAATTTTGAATATTATCTGTATAATCTTTGCCAGAAAACATTTGTTTAGATGTTTTAAAGTCTCTAATTATTGCAAGGCCTCTTCTTTTAAAAAGAAATAACTTATCTATGAAACCCAATATTCTATAATTTTTATCACCTTCTGTTACAGAAATATCAAAATCTTTTTCACTTATAGACTCTGTAGGCTTACCATCTTTAGAACCAAAAAAATCACAATTCAACCCCTCGACAGTCATCCTGTTAATAAGGTCCATATTTTCAAAATCATCAATACCGTGCTTTTTTGCGTAAGCCTCAACCATTCTCTTAATAGGTGGAGAAGCGTAAGTATTTTGAGTTTTAATTATCCTTGTATAGTGTTTTTTGTGCCTTGGGTTACCAAGGTTTTCAAAAATAGCATGGCATATAGTTCCACGCAAACTACCATCATTTGATTTATCAGGAAGTTTTAAGTGATATTTGCACCAGTATTGCCAAGAACAAGTTTGTAATGTTTTTATTCTAGACGCTGATAACGGTTTGTTTTCATGGCTGCCCATAATAAAATTTATATTTCTTCTTTAGCTTTTTTAAAGATTGAGAAAACGATTTATTAACACCTTTTTTATCCATGTCTTCGGCGATAGATATAACCTTATGCATAGATGTTTGATGATCGGCAGAGAAACACCGATCTTCATAAAAGTATATTTGCTCTTTTGTCATATCTCCAAAATCATTGCTGTCAGGAGGGCAGAAATATATTTTTTCAAAGTCTACGGCATCTACGAGTTTGAAAATTGATTTAACTGCACCCTCAAAGCCTCTATTTGTTTTTGAGTCGCTGTCATTATTATAAGAAATATAAATGTTTTGTAAATTTAAACCTGTTAATCTTGAAATAAACTTTGGCGACATATTCAAACCGAAAGAAACTAAAACATTTTTTATCCCACATTCATAAAGAGCCATGCAATCTCCTATAGATTCTACTATATGAACTTGCCTTTTTAAGTTTATTTGTTTGCCCACTTCATCGACAGTAAAATAAGGATAAAACCAATTAGCAGTTTTACCTTTGTGAAACCATTTAGGTCTATCATCGTTAGTTATTTTTCTACCAGAGAAACCATGAATCTTTTGGTCATCTCTAAAAACAGGAAAAACCATTCTTTGATACATCGGTCCAGAATGAGCTAACCCACATTTAAAATCTAAAAGTGTCTGCTTAGATATATTTTTATTTAAATAAAAATCATAATGAGGCAACAATCTCTTTAAACAGGAGGCATCGTATGTTTTCTCTTCTTTCAATAAACGTTTCTCAGTTTTTACACTTAATGCGCTGTTTTTAAGGTCTTTTAATATAGATTTTACATTGGAAGTTTTTGTAGTTTTTTGCACCAAAGCTTCAAAAGGTAAAAATATACTATCCTCAACGTAATCTTTCCAGACTCCTGAATCTTTATAAATTTGTAATGCAGTTGGATTATCTCCAGATCTATATAGCGCACTTGTTCTCCAGTAACTACCATGGTCACTAAGCTTATAACCCAAATTTTCTAAAATTTCTTTGTAACTCATCGCTAATCAGTTAGCTGTTGATGAATGTGAGCATTAGTCCCTCTTTGAGAGTCTACAACATCTTGCAAATCTCCTCTCTCTTTAACAGAGAAGTTTTTGAACTCTAAATTGATGTAATTTTTTCTTTTAGAACCGTCTAAAAGTTCTACGTCATTTATAGCTCTCAATGGATTTTTGCCCAAGTGTCTTGATTTTAAATTTATAAATTTATGAGTCCCTCTATCAATGCCATCTTGTTGAATTTCTTCCACTACCTTTTTTCTCAAAAGAAAGAGATGAGAGCAAAATTGTGTAATACCATCAGAAAGAGAAACAACACTTTCATCATCAATTATAGTATCTGCACCTCTATTGTTTGTTATGCCGTATCTATTAGCTTGCACTGAAGTAATCATAGATACACAAGGGTTTCCTTCAAAACAAAGTTCTCTATGTATAGCCTGTTTAAATCTATGAACCATATAAGAAACTTGCTGCCATGGGTTATCTCCCATTTTAGAAAAATCACTTTTAATGTAATCAAAACTAAAAATCATAGGATTACCTCTACCTACTTTTGTATAGTACAACCTTTTAAGAAGAGAACACATTTCGTCTGGAGTCATTCCTGCAACATTTTCATAGTAAAATTTCATACCTTTTACTTTATCAAGAGTTTCCCTAACAGTCTTAGTAACTTCTTCTGCTGACATATTATTGCGAGAATGTGTCCTCCATTCTCCAGTTTGAAAAAGATGTATAGGCAAACCTGTTAGCGCAGAAGCTTGCCTGAAAATAAGTTCTTCCTCACTCATTTCTCCATTATCAAAATGAACAACAGGCACATTATAGTTTTTAGAAACTTTAGTAGTAAAGTCCATGCAAAAATTCGTTTTACCAACTCCCGATCTTGCAACCACAACCGAAATGTTTCCTGCTAATAACAAAGACCCATATATTTCATTTATTCTTTTATGTGGTCCCATCATTCCGAATTCTGTTTGAGGGTTCTCTCCTCTTTCCTCAATAACAGGAGACATTAACTCAAATAAGTTTTGAGTTTCAGTTTCTCCACCTTCAAAATTTTGAAGCTCAGTATTATAAATCTTGTCGCACTCATCTATAATCTCTGAGTATTTATAATTAGGGTCTATGTTTTTTACATGTCTACTAACTTTAGTGCAAGCATTATAGATATGTCTTCTAGCTGAATATTTTTTAAGTTCTTTTACATTAGGTAAAAGTAAGTCTTCAGAGATAGGTATGAATGCCATTTGCCTGATGTATTCAGCGACATCAATACTATCAGGAAAAGATACACCTAAAGCTTTTAATCTTTCTATTAAGATATGTTCGTCTATCCTCTCAGCGTTATCTAGAGAGTGTTTTAGCAATTTGAATATAGAACAATTAACTTTAGAGTCTTCGCTATAAAAGTCATCTTCATTAAGATAGGTAGCTACCTCCTCCCACTTGTGTTGGTGTTGAAGTATGCAGCTTAAAACGTTTTTCTCTAAACTTTGTGAGCTAATCATCTACTTAAGCTTTCATCATTTTTAAGACTCAATTCTAACAACTTAGTCAAAGCCATTTCTACACAAGAGTTTTCAGTTTTACCGCTTATAACAGGCTCTCCTTCAGAGTTTACATACACGAGTAAAAACCCTTTATTTCCCCCTGTTGATGACCCTGTTGAGTCATAGAGTTTTTGTAGCAAAGATTGTGGTAATGCGCTTTCTTCTTCTACAAGAGACATATTATATATTATTCAAAAAAGTTTTATTTGGGAATTGTCCTTCTACTATTTCAGATTCCAAAATCCTCAGCAGAGTTATATTATTAATTTCACAAAAATATTCTTTCTTTTCGTCTCTTTGCAATTGAGATAAAAAATTTTGTCTGGAATTAGAGTGAAAAAACTTGTTGTACTTGTAATGCTGATTCCCGTCAACTTCAACTGCTATATTTCTTGTAGCGTTAAAAAAATCAAAAGTCAGCCTAGTTCCTGCTACTGGAAATTCCTCAAAGACAACATCAGCAAACCAACTATCATGTAAAACATTTTTTACTGTTTTTTGTATGCCGCTTTTACAGTCAGCATCCCAGTCTATTAGATACTTTACTGAGTTTACTATTTTCTTTTTGCGACCATTTGTACAAAGAAAAATCATTTTCCAATTATTTCTTTTTCTACAAAGTCTTTTAGAATTTGTTTAATTTTAGGGTTTTCTTCAAGATTCTCTAAAATTTTATTAGTGCCTTGAAATTTTTCTGGCATATCTAATTTATGAGACTTGCAGTGTTCAAGTAAACTTGAGTCAACTGTAATCCAAGCCCCTCTTTTCACTAAAAAGGCCCACATCAGAAGCATATCTATAACCTCTTTTTCAACCCATATAGATCTACCATTTGTTCTTCCATATTTTATAGGATATTGAACAGTCTGTCCTGTAGTTTCATTTGTAGATTTTAATATTTTGACTGTAGCTATATGACCTATTGGTTTATTACTTAAACTTAAAATCGCACTCTGGTCTTGTAAGAAAAGCTCAGACTGCCTTCTCTTTCTAAACTCTAAAATCCAATCAGGATAGTGTAAAATAGCATTACCTCCACTACTGTTAGTCTGATTATTGGGATCACTTTTTGTATATTGACTAGCTTTAATTGATGATCTGACTTGAGATATCATAATGCACATATGCCCAAACTTTGACATACCGAGGCTAACCCTTTTCAAAAAATCTGAAGTAATTAAAGCTCCTGCGGCGACTTTTCTAGCTTCATTTGTGCTTTTCTCTAGATCATCTTTAGCTATCATCCCATCCATACTATCTATGATAATACAAAATCTTTCATCCTCGCTATTATTCTTAAGCAAACCTCTTAAATAGTCTATCACGGTATCAAAAACATTACATTCAAAAACTAAACATGTTCCACTAACCCATTCCGATGGATCATATACAAATTTCAATCCAGATCTTTCTTTTATCTCTTTGCTAAGTCTACCCTCTGCTTTTATAAATAAACCCTTAGATTTACTTACACTTTTGAACATATTAAACATTACATGAAGAGCTGCATTGGTTTTACCACCCTCATTAGCTCCTATGAATCTATGCAACCCTGCACCAAACCCACCTCCAAGAACATGATCCATATACATAGATCCACTAGAAACTAAATATTCTTCTGCGGCTTTTGCATAATTATAGTGATCGTCTTTGTTAGACTTAAAATATTCGCTAGAAAAATCACTAGCGCTCTTACCTTTATCGTTTTTCTTACTCATCTAAAAAATCTCTTAAACTCTTTCTTTTCTTATAAATTATATTCTCGCCTTTTATTTCACCCTCGTCAACAAAAATATCTTCATTAGCTTCAGGTTTAAATAAATACTCTTCGTATTTGCGTTTTAAATATTTTTTACCGTCTGTTGTTTTAAACCAAAGTAAAGTATTTTTATCTCTAACCCAGCTAGGAATTGTATACTTTGCTATAAAATCATAATCAGAGTAACAAATTTCGACCATAACTTTAGCCACATGAACCTCCCTACTTAACTCCTCTTCAGAAAATTTTATATCCGAAAAACTTCTTGTAACGAATTTTTTCAGACGACGAAATTTTTCGTTTGGTTTCCTTTTCACTTTTTCACCTTTACGTCTTCTTCTTTCATAAAATACAAATCCGCAAGAGCATTTTTGCACTAAAGAAAAAACCTTGCTGTTCCCACAAGATTTACACGTTTTAAAACCACTGGACATCCCAGACTTTAAGCACCTCTTTAAAGAGATGCAAGTTCTAAATCATTTTTAACCATTTTGGTAACTAATCCTGTAAAATCTGTTTGAGGCTTCCAGTTTAATTCATTTCTAGCTTTTGAAGAATCACCGTATAATAAATCAACCTCTGCTGGTCTATAGAATTTATCGCTAATTTCTACCAACAAGTCCTCTCCATGATAATATTTTTCATGAACTCCTTTACCCTCCCACCTACACATTGACCTATGAAATCCTGCAATGTGAAACGCCTCCTCTACAAACTCTCTAATTGTATGAGTTTCATCAGATGAAAGAACATATTCTTTTGGCTTATAATTATTATCCACGTAAGAGTCAAATTGATCTTGGTTTAGCATGCGCCAAATACCATCCATGAAATCTTCAGAGTCACTCCAATCGCGTTTTGAATCAACATTCCCAAGGGTCAAAGGTTTAAATTGTTTCTCGTGCGCGTATTCATAAGAAATTCGAGCTATATTAGTTGTAATTTTTCTAGTGACAAACTCTTCCCCTCTCCTTGTACCTTCGTGATTAAATAACCATCCCTGAACAGCATACAAATCATATGAATCTCTGTAAACTTTTACTAAATGTCTTGCCGAACATTTAGAAGCTCCATAAGGACTGCGAGGTCTAAGTGGATGTTTTTCACTTTGAGGTGTCTCAATAACATCTCCAAATTCTTCGGAAGAACCAGCATTATAGTATCTACAATCAGGACAATGTCTTTTTATAGCTTCAAGTTGATGTAACACAGCTAAAGCATTCGTCTCCATGTGTTGAGTTGGCATTTTCCAACTTGTACCAACAAAAGAATTAGCAGCAAAATTAATAAAATAATCTGGCTTGTGTTCAGCTATTACCTCATCAGTATTTTGAGCATCAGTTACATCTAAATCAATTAAGAAAAACCTATCTTCATCATGTAAGTGTTCAATGTTCTGATGATTTTTAACACTTAATCTTCTAACGCCTCCAATAATCATATGATCAGTTTCTCTCAAAAGATAATCGACCATATTACTACCATCTTGACCTGTAACTCCTGTAACTATTACTTTTTTCATTTTTTCCAAAACATATAATCTGCAAACATAAATTCTATTTCTGTATCTATGTCAATTGCTTCCATTTCATTTAATTTTATAAAAAGGGGATTATATCCAACAACATTTCTATTTTCAATCATCAATTCCTTACTTATGATAGAAACACCATAGTGAACTCCAAGTATTTCAGGTAAATCTTGGCTATTTGGAGCATTTTTAGGATCATAATTTATTGGCTTTCCGTCAAGCCACATATGATGTTTTACATCAAATGCTGTCATCACACTATCATTTTGTGCTAGATGTTGATATTCAGATATACATTTTTCTATAGTTTTAACTTCGACAAAAGGGCAAGTAACAGGAGCATACATTATGTGATCTGCATTTGTCACTTCACCTATATGTTCAAAATATTCACTATTATTAACTTTTGAGCTAGCAAAGTAGTCATCTCTTTTTTGAGCCTCTACGCCATATCTTACGGCTATATCTAACATTTCAAAACAGTCAGAATTAACCACTATGGAATCTAACCCTTTAACTTCTTTAAGGGTTTCAATTTTATTTTCTAAAAGAGACGAATCCCCGAATTTTTTTACATTTTTATTCTTAACTCTTTCAGAACCTTTTCTGACAGGAATAACAGCTTTAATAATTTTACTCATCTAAATTTTTCAAATCATTCATAGTCTGCTCCCAAGAGGTAAACCTTATACCTTTGTCATCTATGTAAAACTTTGCTCTAGGCTTTTCTGAGGTTATTTCATCAATGTAATCAATCAATCCTTTTTTAGTCAACCACTCTTGAACAAGTTGAAGTCCTGTTTTACCATTTACTATAGGTCTATTAGGTTTTACTTTTGCGGTAAAAATAATAATATTATATTTTTTGCTTAATTCTTTTATAGAGTTTTCAGCACCTGCTATTATTTCACCATAACAAGTACCATCATGATAACCTTTATCAAAAGAATGTATAACTCCATCAAAATCAATCGCTAGATTATTTTCTTCATGTTCAAAACCAATAGGAGTCTGTTTTATTTCGCTCATCACTTATTGTACTTTTTTTTTAAGAATCGCAGGGCATTCAAAATTTGCTCCTTTTATTAATTGATAAGTTAAAGCTAAGGATAAAATTTCTGAAGTATGATAGTACGAAGCATTTTGTACAATCTTTAATATATTTGGATTGCCACATGGATTATATTGAGCAGATATCATAGCAGTAGGCATTCCTTGATCGTCAGCCCAATTCAATGCATTTACAATACTATTTGCAGAAGCATTATTTAAAGAGCAAGAGAAACCAACTGCTAAACATTTTGATTTATTTAAATATTGAGATCTTGATTTAAGCCAATTTTTTATCCACTCATGAAAGTTCGTATCAGCGATAAAAGATGTTGCCGTAATCGCGCTAGATGGAGCTATTATATTTTTATTTGTTAAACGTGAAGAATCGACAGCGCCATGATCCGCTACTGCCATATTTCCACCGTGTCCAAAAAAGAATATATTGTCGGCTTGATTGTAAAAGTTTTGTAGTTTTCCCCACTCGGTCGTGCTGACAATTGTATCAAATTTTTCTTCAAAGTTTTCTAGTTCTAGTTTCATTTTTTTTAATTTTTATTTATGTCTATTTTAAATAATAGCATAACGCCAGATTGATTAGAAAAGGTTTCTACTCCGCTCCACTCTGTAACTCTAGTAAAATCAGTGTGGTGAGTTGGTGGATAGTCTTCAAGTTCATCAAAGAGTATCGGAATATAATCGAATTTGGATTTAGTCTTTTCCACGAAATCTTTAGCCCAAGAACAAAAAGGATCAAATTTATCTAGCTGTTGAGGAACTCCAACATAGATTGTTTTCTTGCCAGTAGTGTTAGCATAAATATGTTCAATTATTCTTCGATCAATTTCAAAGGCTATATATAAATAAACCAAGTCAAAATGATTTAATTCATTAATATTAAGAACATCATCACATATAGCCTCTCTTGGACAGGAATATCTTCTATCCAAGCTTTTTTCTAGGATATCCCAAACTATTTCAACAGAAGTTAAGCTTTTACAATAACGAGAAAGACCCTCGCAAATCTCACCCTTGCGAGACCCAATATGCAAAACATTCTTATTTTTCAAATCATCTTTTATAAAGAATGGAGTCATTAAAGGATATCTCCAATTAATATGCTCGTCACTTTTAATTTCTTTTTGTAAATTAAAATTGTTAGACTTTTTGGCTAATACTGTTAACTTTTCGTTAAATAAAGACTTAAATTCAGGATAGCTTACATCCTGACCCTCTAAGTTAGGAAACCATTTAAATAAAGGGTGGCTTTTCGGTAATATTATCTCTTTCATTGTTTTATGTCTTTAAATAAATTTTTGAGTCCAACTGGATTTACAGAAATTATTTCTGTATCGAGATTATTATTTTTTATAAAATTTTTAGCCTCTTCCCAGCCGACTTTATAAATATCATATGAAGCATCTCCACTGTTTATAATTGGTTTTCCATCAAAACACACCTTCTCGTTGCAATCACAACCTACTATGTATATTCTTTTAACACCTGTATAAAAAAGAAAATTTAAGGCATGAAAAATCACAGACACTCCACAAGTGGGGTTTTCAGAAATGTCTAAATTAAAGAGAGGCGGCATCATGTTTCTGACTGACATTGGATAAGCTCCAAATGATTCAACTTCTTGTGCTGAGTAATGCAACTCATGAGAAGAGCCATCAACTTCACTCGCTCCAAATTTAGCTATCTTTACATCAAAAGACTTATCCATACACCTCCCTCTATCTCCAAAAAAATAATAATCTAATTTTTGGTGATTATCTTTAGACTGATCAAATAATTCAAAATCGCCTACATAATTTACTCCAACATAAATATCTGCGTCAATGTGTTTATACTTATTTAAAGTTACCCCACTCCCAAATAAGACCGCCTCTTCTCCTTTATGTTTGTTTTTAAATTGTTTAAAAATGGAGTTTATCATCTAAATATCTCTGAAGTTTATACAAGTAATATAATCTTCAGAGGTAATAAAATCAACAACCTTTTTAAAATCTTCTTTAAGAGTTTTTTCTTTTAAACCATGAAAAACAAAAACAGCAGATTCATCTGAATCCATTGCTTCTACATCTTCAACAAAATCCTCATACCTATAAATAAAATTAAATATACCTTTAACTTTAATCAAAAAATTATTTTCAGAGTCTTCGGGGTATTTTATTTTTGGTCTTGGGGCTTTAGGTTTTTCTAGAAAATCCCATCTTGTCCAATCTGGTTCACCATAATCATACCCCGTTCTAGCGTGGGTAAATCCAGCAGCCTTTACAATATTAGCAACCCTTAAGTCTGCATAATATGCGGGATAGGCAAAAGTGTTGATCTCTTTGACTCCATGTTTAGTCAAAATTTCATTCATTGAAATTAACTCATGTAATACCTGATCATTATTACCAATATTAGTCAATGCGGGATGACCTACCGTATGGCTCCCGATTTCAAAACCGTCTTCTTCAAATTCTGGTAAAAGATTGAGATCAATTACAGGTTCGTTTAGACCTAAACTAATAGCGGCGGGGTGGTTTTCCCACATGTTAGCAGTTGATATGAAAAACGTCCCTTTCAAACCATTATCTTTTAATAAATCTTTCGCCCAAACATGGCTTTCAAGGCCATCATCAAATGTTAAACATATTCTTTTCATTTTTTTATAAATTTTATTTTGAGTCAACAATTGCTTCAACTGAACATACAATACAAGGATTTTTGGCATCTCCAAAGTTTTGATATCCTCTGTAATCGTGAAATATTATGCGAAAATCTTTTGTATGGTCAAGAATTTTTCCATATTTAAAAAATAGATTTGTCTGATATATTTGCCCTTCTCCGTAAGCATCCTTTACAACAAAAGGTAGTTTGCCATAATCTGATATTATCCTTTTAAGTATTTCTTTAGAAGTTCCGTATATGGATACTGAAGCATGTTTTTTGTAATGATCGTCATAGTTTTGTGCTACGGCGGTGATCATAGATGCATTATCTATAGAATAAAATTTTTCTTTATAAATTGTATCAAAGTTATCTATACAAAAAATAAAGTCATCCTCCGAAAATATAAAGAAATCAAAATCATCTATAAAAGTATCAACAGCATGAGAATATGCTCCGTAAGAGATCCCTACATTCTCTCTTGAAAGAGTTACAAATTTAAATTTTTCTTTGAGAGGCCGAACCTCCTCCTCGTAACCATCGGGAATATTTCCATTAACCACAAAAGTTATCTGATCGAGATCATGTTTTATTTTGGATAAATACTCTACTTGTTTTTTTAACAAAAAAAACTTATCTATTTTCGCTTCTGGAATTTCGAGATCTCTTCTTTCTCCAAAGTAAAAAGCTTTTACAAGGTTTGTTTTCATTAAAAAATATTTAAAACTTTTGCTATTTGCGCTGCTTGATCTTTTTCTACCCACCACCCTACAGGAATATTCAATAATTTGGAATCAAACTCATTTAAGTTTTTGAGGCTTTCATCTTTACCTCCAAAAACAGAATATTGATCGTTTCTAACATGTACTCTGTCGGAGGCTATTCCGTGGTCTGCAAGATAAGATTTTAAATTTTCTCTATCTTCTGTTAAAATAGAATAAATCCAACTGGAACTTACAGTATGATCGGGTCTTCTCATTTTTGTAATCTTAGGATTAGTAATATGCTCGTCATAGTATGTTCTGTTTCTCATATGGTCACCTATGATCTCATCAATATAACTCATATTTCTTAAACCTATTGCAGCATTGATATTATTCATATGATACTTATATCCTGACTCTGTAATATCTTGATCCCACCTACTTTTCCCTTTGTATTTTCTATCTAGCCCAAACCATCTTATTTTTCTCGCTCTTTCTGCATCTTTTTCATTTTTACATGCCAGCGCCCCTCCATCTCCACAAGTTAAATGTTTTATGGCTTGGAATGAAAAGCATACAAAATCTGAATGAGACCCTATTCTTTTGCCTTTGTATGATGAGCCAAAGGCGTGAGCCGCGTCTTCAATAACTTTTAAATTAAATTCTTTTGCTATATTATTGATTTCATCAATCTCGGCTGGTTGTCCAGCCCAGTGAACAACTACTATCGCTTTTGTTTTCTCTGTTATTTTAGACCTGATACTTTCAGGGCAAATATTACCTGTAGTGATATCAATATCTGCAAAAACAAGCTTGGCTCCCATATTGTAAAATGGCTCATTAGTCGCCATACAGGTCATTGCTGTAGTTATCACTTCATCTCCACTTTCTATTCCAGATAAAATGCCAGCTAAGTGTAAAGCAGAAGTGCCGCTATTCGTCAGCGCTGTATTTTTATTATTTATATAATTAGATACTTTTTCCTCAAACCAATCTGAATATTCTCCCTCCGTGAGACAGCCTTTTGTAATAATATTCTCTAAGTCCTCTAAGCAGTGTTTAGTTATCCAAGGTTTAAATAATGCAATCATAAAATTTATTCTTCTAGCCAATGTTTATTCTGCAAACTCCATTTAACAGTTTTTTCTAAGCTTTTTTCTAAATCTAACGGAGGTTCCCAACCAAGCTTTGATAGTTTCGTTCCATCTAAGGCATATCTTAAATCATGTGCAGGTCTAGAAGAATGATGATCTATCATTTCATATTTAGCATCTTTGTTCATTATTTTAGAAATCATTTTGACCATTTCTAAATTGGAAACTTCTTTTACTCCTACTATATTATACCTGCCCAAAGAAGCATCTTTAGAATCTAATACCTCTTTTGAATTATTCAATATAAATATAAAAGCATCTGCAACGTTTCTTGCATGAATATAAAATCTACTGCCAGATTTTTTCTTATCTGGATAAGAATGAACATAGACAGTTTCATCATTTGATATTAAACCTACAACCTTGGGGATAAATTTTTCACAATGCTGTCTTTCCCCTATAATATTCATTGTATTTGTTATTATAATTGGTATCTGATATGTATTACAGTATGATTGACATATACATTCTGCGGCAGCTTTACTTGCTGAATAAGGATTTCCGCAGTTAAACCTGTCTCCCTCTTTGTAAGAGAATTCTTCTGCGGCATTTCCAAAAACTTCGTCTGTAGAAAAATAAATAAATTTTTCTAAATATTCGCACTCTCTGCAAAACTCTAAAAGATTAATGGTAGAGTCTACATTGTTTTTTATAAAGTTTACTGGGTCTTCTATAGAGTTATCTACATGTGATTCAGCCGCTATATGCAAAACATAGTTTACATCTTTGATTTCTTCTTTCAAACCTTCTGGTATTTCACTTGATAGGTCGAAAGAAAAAAATGTTACTCTATCATTATTAAGCAAGCAAGATTCTCTAAGTCTTTTTAAACCAAAACTAGAATACGTTAGTTTATCTATACAATAAATTTGCCAATCTGTTGACCTTATAAGGTGATCTAAAACATGATGACCTACAAATCCATTTGAGCCAGTTAAAATTACTTTTTTCATTATCTTTTTAATACCATTTCAAAAGAAGCCAACCCATTTATTTGAACTTCTTTTATTTTTTTAAAACCTAATTTAATATAAAGACTATATGCTCTAGTGTTGTTTTTATCCACGTACAGATAAAAATTTTTATTTGTAAAATTTTCAAAAAAAGTTTCATATGCTTTTACAGCTAATTTTTTACCTCTAAATTTTTTCGCTATATCCAAACCTATGAAAAACTTTTCTTTTTTTAAATCTGTTCTAAAATAACCTATATCTTGACCTTTATATGAAACAATAAAATATTTAGGATCTTTATGTTTAAACCACTGCTTACTCTCTTCTAAGGAGTATTTGTTTTTATCATGAAGATATTCACAACATGAATTTCTAACTTCATTAAAAAATGAAATATCATTTTCCGTCATTATTCTTATAGAAAAATCATTTTTCATTAAAAATTTCAAATTGTATTCTTTCCCTATGTTTTTTTACTTTTTCTGGGTTTTGTGAAATAAATTTCATATCTACATTTAAAGACCTGTCTATAATTTCTTGCCTCGAAATAGGTTTAAATTCATGCATTCCAAAGCTAGTATAAAAATATTCATCTTTACTAGATAAATGCTCTGTAGAAAATTGAGAACATAATTCAAATGGGGCAAACTTTATACCTTTTTCTATAAGCAATCCTCTTAAAATGTGACAAGATAAAAAATCTTCAGGTAGATTTTGATATTCTTTAGGCAATTCCAAAAATAATTTTTTAAATTCATTGCAAAATTTTTTTGATCTCAAAGAGAAACCTCCATTGCCCGCACAAGGTTTTCTTAATCCCCCTGCATCAAAAGGAGATCCAATATAATCATATTTTAAAAAGTCATCTTGCCAAGAATTAGCATTCATAATAAATCCATCACAATGAAAATTTATCATAAATTTAGAATCAAATAATCTATTATAATTTAGTATTGCAAACTTATTAAATTCAGAAAAATCTACTTCATCTATTTTATAGAATTCAATATTTTTTGGTTTATTAGAGGGTATAGTACAAGTATATATTTTTTTAGAAGCAAAATTTAATTGAGAAAATTTAGAATTACATAAAGAGACAATAGCCTCTATATCAGAATATCTTTTTTTGCTTTTATTGTTTGGAAAAACAGATAAATAAGTTACGTCGTTTATAGTCATAGCTTGAAAGTCTGTTTGGAATCTTTGTGAAATGGGAAAACAGTAGATATTTTATTTTCAAGTATATTTGTAAGAGCTATTTTAAAAAACTCAGTATTATATAACATTGGTATACCTCTTTCGTTAAATGGCAACCATCTGACTTTTATCAAAGGATGGACTTGGCCTACTTCTATAAAATAATCAGCAGTTTCTATTGTTGGAACTCCATAAGAGTATGCAATATATTTAAACCCAGAGTCTATGGTAATAAAAACCTTTGCTGCTGCCACCGTCTCGCAAGCTGTAATTATGTCTGAACATACAATTTCTTTTTCTCCCAAGATATCTTCGTAAGAACTTAATTCAGATTCAGTACATATTGCTTTTACATTAGGATGAATTTTTTTTATTGTATCTATCAACTGCTTTATATAGTACTTAGGTAGGTTTTTTGGAGGCCATTTATTATGAGTTAAATGAAGACAAACGTAATCTTCTTTTTCTACTTTTACTTTAGGTTTTGGAAAGTAATAGAATCTACTTAGCCAATCAAAGTCGTAAGTTGTCCAAAGCATTTTATCGATATGTAAATCATAAAAGTGATCAAAGTCATCAGGATTATGGTCAGAAAAAAATGAATAATTATCACTCATATCTGGATAAAAATGAGAGAGTACATCTAACTGAAATGTTTCACCTCTATCATTATCTAAGGCAAAAGTAATATCAGAATTTAAATGCTTTTCTTTTATAGCTGGTATAAATCTGTTAGCCAACAAACAATCACCTAATCCACCTTCTCCTCGGATTAAAATTTTAGATTGTGTCATAGTAACTATTTTGTTTTTTTTGTTTATCTATATGTTTTACATGAAGAATGGAATAAAGTTCTATTGGCTTTTCTTCTATCCTAGCTTGATTCCCTGCACCATCTAAAATTTCATGAACTTTATTTTTCCATCTTATGTGACCTTTTGTAGATACAAATCTAGATTGATAATCTGGAAACCCTTCCCAACCAAGTTCATTTATATTCCAGTCGAAATTTTTTATATCTTCTTCGGTAGCTCCTTGCACTATATTAATTCTAGGAACCCATAGTAGATCAACCTTTTTCTGAGATGCAACTTGCCTTAACACATGAATAAGAGATGGAGGTATTTGTTCATCCGCATCAATTTGAAATAGATAATCCTTTGTAGATAAATTAAAAAGCTCGTTTTTAAATTCAGAAAAATCTTTTTGAAAATTAAAAAAATTAATTTTTAATCCACATAACTCACAATGTTCTTTTATTTCTTCTGTTATTTTATTTTCATCAGCCAATATAACAATTTCTTCTTGTGGGTAAACATAAGGTTGTAAAGAGTTTATAAGCCTTTTGAATTCAAAAAATTCATCCGCTACTGTTATACCAAAAGTTATCATTTTTTTATAGCTTTCATATTGTATTGAGATTCATCCATTGAACATTTGTACCCAATTGATGTTAAATAATAGGCTAAAGACTCCAATCTTTTGCCCATTGTTACTATTCCATCAGAGTGTAAACATTCAAAAATGATTTGTTTTATTTTAGGAAATTTTTGCAAGTCTGTATTAAATAAAGTTACAGTATCTAACCCTTCTATATCTAAAAATAAATGAGTAACCTCTTTTTCTGTTTCAAGGATTTTGTTTAACGTCGTTGATTTAACCAAGTGAGTTTTATCTACCTCTGTTTTACAATGTGTCGAAACAAAGTCAGCCCTTACTGAAGCAACGGTAGAATCGGTTTGACCTTTTGGTTGATATATAGGAATTTGTAAACCGTCTAAGTTTATAGGAAGAATTGCTAAATTATAGATCTTAAGTATTTTTTCACTAAAGTTTTTACAGTACAAAGTTTTTGCTTTTTTTAAAACCTTTATATTAGCATCAACTAAACAAATACTTTCTATTGTTTGTTTATTTTGTTTGCAAAAATCAAGGACATGATCTTTGCCATCGTGACATCCTATATGTAATATACGCATAAACCTCTGGGCCAAAAATTATTCGACCCAGAGGCATACTATGACCTCAAGGAGTTTAACCCTTGACTTCTCTATTTTAAGGCTAGCGTAGTTTTTTTCAACTAATCTTCAGAGATTTCTTCATCGATTTTACCTAAAATAAAAGCTAAGGTATCATCAGACGTAAAGTCAGGGTCTTGCGTATCCTGCTCCTCTGTTATTATTGTGTATAATTCAGTCATAGTGACTGTATATACACTTTACAAATAGAAAGGGAAATTAGCCCTCGCAAGAGCTACAATCAAGGATAGATCTCGCTAATTCTTGACTAGGATTAGCACTTCTTTGATAGTAAAAACTTTTAACACCTTGCTCCCAACCATAAATAAGAAGTTCACTAACTTGTTTTGGTGGGCATTTAGGAGCAATCATCACATTTAAACTTTGTCCTTGATCAATATGCTTTTGTCTTTGCGCCGCTTGAATGACAATTTCTTTTTGTGATATCTCTCCAAAAGTTTTGAAAACAGCTTTTTCTTCCTCTGACAAAAAATCTAAATGTTGAACAGATCCACCTTTAACTAAAATAGACTTCCAAGTAGTCTGATTATTTTTACCCTTTTCTTCTAAAAGATCTTCTAAGAATTTATTTTTAAAAGTAAATTTACCTTTAGCTAAATCTTTGGTAAAATAATTACTATTGAGAGGTTCTATCGATGGAGAAACTTGACCTAGTATGAATGAGCTAGATGTTGTTGGAGCTATAGCCATTGTTGTTACATTTCTTCTTCCGTAACCTCTAAGATATTCTGGCTCTCCAAACTCCTCAGCTAATTCATGAGTCGCTCTATCTGCTCTATCTTTTATTATGCTATGTATCTCAGCATTCAAAAATTTAGATTCCATGCTCTCAAAAGAAATCATTTTTGATTGTAGTAATGAGTGCCATCCTAACACTCCCATACCCAAAGCTCTTTGTCTTTTAGCAAAGTTATGACAAGACTTCATGAAAGGAATATTTTCCGTTTTATAGATGTACTCCTCCATGACAGCATCTAAGAATTTAACTAGAGTTTCTACAGCATCAGTTTCTTTTATTTCATCCCACCGAAGTAAATTAAGAGAAGATAAACAACAAACAAAAGACTCTTCCTCCGATGAGTGAAGCGCTATCTCACTACAGAGATTTGACGCATGAATTTTTAAATCTTTATCTTTATAACATTCTGGAGCTTGCTTATTCGCGTTGTCTGTAAAAAATATGTAAGGATATCCAGTTTCAAATCTTTTCTTTATCACATTTGCCCAAACTTTTCTTTTATCTTTATCTCCATCAACCATTGACTGCATCCACTCATCATCTATACAAACTGCAAAAGACATTTCTTGAATTGGATTTCCTTCACTTCTAATTCTAAGAAATTCTTCTATGTCTGGATGATCGATAGGTAGATAAGCAGCAAAAGATCCTCTTCTAACATGACCTTGAGAAACGATTGAGGCAACCTTATCAAAAAGCTCCATAAAGTAAACCGCTCCAGCAGACACTCCACCCACACTAATAGGGACACCTCTACCTCTAAGAGAACCAAAGTAACCAGAAGTCCCTGATCCATGTTTTGTTTGCATTCCAACCTCAGCTTGTTTCTCTAAAATAGAGTGCATTTTATCCTCAATGTAGACACCATTGCAAGAGATTGGCAAACCTCTAGACCTACCAAAATTTGACCATACTGGACTAGCAAGAGAATAAAAACCCTGCTTCATGTATCCTTCAAACTTATCGGCAAAACCTCCTTGTTTTAAATACTTTTCAGCCGCTTCAGCTATGTCTCTTATTCTTTTTTCTGGGCTTTCTCCTTCTTTAAGATAACCTCTCTCAAGAAATTTTATAGAATCTTCGTTTAACCAGTAGTAGTCTTTCATTAAAATAAATCGTCAGCGTCAAATGTTTGAGAATTTTTTGCATATTCCACGGGTCTAGTGTGGAAAAAGTCAGTGGCATTATTGCCTAATAATTCTTCTTCAAACCATACTGTATCTTGCAACAAAGACTTGTCAACCTCAAAAGCTTTTTTAAAATTTATCTGCTCTAAAGATTCGTTAATTCTATTTTTTATAAACTCTTTTAAAATTGGAGCGCTCAAACCTTTTTCATTAAACCCATTAATCATCCAATCAACAATTTTTGATTCTGCTTTAAAAGCAGCTTGAGCTTCTTGTAAAATTCTTTCTTCTAACTCTTCGTCAAATAATTCTGGATGCTCTTCCCTAATTGTATTTACAATCATAATCCCAGCCAACGCATGAATGTTCTCCTCATTTCTCGTATACTTGACTTGCTGTCCAGTATCTTTAAGTACATTCCTATAACGATTAAACCAGTTGACAATATAAAACTGCGAAAACAGAGAAACATTCTCCACAAAAAGCGTGAAAAGAATGATCGAATAAACATATTGTTTTTTTGAATCCTTGTAAAACTTATGATTGTATTTTCTAAGATATTTTACACGACCTTCTATAAAATCTAATTTTAAATTTTGCTCAAAAATATCTTCAAGACCTAAAACCTTCAGTAGACGCTCATAAGCATTATTATGAATGACCTCTATGTTCGCCATAACATAGCCGAGGTCTGTTAAGCTAGGATGTGGCAAATTATCTCCAAGCTTGCTCCAAAACTTTTTAACAGCAACCTCAATTTGACCTATTGCAGACAGTGTTCTAATCACCATCTCTTTCTCAGTCTCATTAAGATTTACTTTGAAATCTTGGACATCACTTGTGAAACTAAACTCTTTATCAGTCCAAAACCCGTTGTGCATAGCTTCAATAAATTCTTGCGCCCATGGGTAGTGATCTGGCTTTCTGGATACTTGTTCTTCAAAAATCATTGCGTAAATTTACACGAGCTTATACGACCAGAGAAGTCAGTCAAGAAAAATTTATTAAAAAAAGCGAAGCTTTATTATATTTATATATTTTACGAAGTAAAATATAAATATAATGCGTAACCATTACGTTAAGAGAGTGAAGATGTAAGATATATCGTAACCTTACAGTGAAGATAAGTAAAGTATATCGTAACCTTACGGATTACGTAATGATAGGTAAAATTTTTCCCTTGTCAACAAAATTCAAAAAAAAAGTTGATTTTTTTATATTTGTTCTTATAGTAGATTTAGTGACTAAATCTCTGACAGACACTGATTTAACCGTTTTGGTACAAGAAAAAAATGATGAATTAGCTCTTCAAGAGTTAATTTCTAGGCATTCTGGTATCTACGTCGATATGTTGAAAAAATTTGGCTACAACAGCCTATCTTTCAATCAGATTAGTGATATTATGGAAGATAAAGATTATGTTATTTACAAAGCTGCTCTGGAATATAATCCTGAAAAAGCTAAGTTTTCTACACATTTGGCCAATAAAACTAAATACATGTGTTTAACTCAAAAAACTAAAAACAAAAAAAATTTAAGACTTGTAAGTTTTGAAGAGAGAGAAGAACAAAAAAAGAACAATCAACAAGACAGGTCAAAGAGACCTGATGAAAATTGTGTGTTCAATGACTCATTTAAAAGAATTTTAAATTTAATATTTAAACACAGAGATGAAAGGCTTAAAACAATATTTAATGAAAGATATTTTAACGGCAAAGGGTGCAAATTGAAACCTTGGAAATTAGTTGCAGAGAAGGTAAATCTTTCAGCTCAAGGTTGTATAAATATTCACGATAAAGCTATAAAGGAAATAAAATCTAAAATAGAAAATGAAAAAATTAAACTTTGAAGCTCCAATAAATTCATTAAGCTTCGGAAATGTTTCTGTAAATTTTTTAAGAGTTTTAAAAGAACACGAAATAGACATAAGTCTTCACCCTATAGGCGACCAAGGAGATTTCTCAGCCTTCAATACAATTAATGATGAATTCAAACAGTGGGTCTCTTCAATTGCAGCACAAAGACTAGGAAAACTTGATAAAGATACTCCCACTTTAAAACTTTGGCATCTAAACGGCTCAGAAAAAACATTAGGTCAAAATCAGTATTTGTATACTTTTTATGAGCTAGATTCTCCAACAGTTGAGGAGGTAAATATTGTTAAAATGCAAAAACATGTTTTCTTTTCTTCAACAGAGGCTGCAAATGCTTTTAAACAAAAGGGATGTACAAACGTTTCAGCCATACCTCTAGGCTTTGATCCCGACTTCAAAGAAATACCAAAAGAATTTGATAAACAAATTATCCATTTTGGGCTGATTGGAAAGTTTGAAAGAAGGAAAAATACTCAAGCTTTGATACAATTATGGCTAAATAAATATGGGAATAATCCTAAATATCAGTTGAGTTGCTTAGTAAATAATTCTTTTCTAAATCAAGAGCAAATGCAGCAAGCTGTAAACAGCTCTACAATGAATAATCATTGGAGTAATATTAATTTTTTACCTCCTCTTAAAACAAATGAAGAAGTTAATATATTAATGAATAATATTGATATTGATTTATCGGGACTTTCAAATGGAGAAGGATGGAATTTACCCGCATTTAATTGTACAGCTTTAGGAAAATGGTCTCTAGTAAGTAACTGTAGTTCACATAAAGATTGGGCCACAAAAGACAACGCAATACTTGTAGACCCCATAGGAAAACAACCGTGCTACGATAATCTATTTTTCAAAGAGGGCGCTCCATTCAATCAAGGTAATTATTACAAGTTAGATGGGAAAACTATAATTTCAGCAATGGAAGAAGCTGAAAAAAGAGTGGGACAACTTAACACAGAAGGGACAAAATTGCGTGACAAATTTACCTATAAAAACACCATAGATTCTATCTTAGACTGTATATACAGTGTTTGAGTTATGGCACAAATTATGTTATAATATAAGCATTATGAATTACAAATTAAACACCCATTTATACGACTCACTCTTTGATGTATTTGGAAATGCACCAAAGAACTATATAACAATGAAAGAATCAGGAGATGTCTATGTAGCTGAAGCAGAGCTTGCTGGATTTTCAAAAGATGACATCACTATCACTGCTACAAATGAAGTTTTAGAAGTTAAAGCTAAAAATGATAGCCGTGAAAAGGAATTAAAATTAAATTTATATGGAGCTGTCTCAGTTGACCATATAAAATCAACTACAAAAGACGGGCTACTTACAATCACATTACCTAAAAAATGCGTAAGTGAGAGAAGAGAAATCTCTGTTGATTAATGCCTATTTACATCTACAAACACCCTACCGAGGAGGAGTATGAGGAAGTTATTCAATCTATGAATGACCCTCATACTTACTCCAAAGATGGTGTTGAGTGGGAAAGGGTCTTTTTTGCTCCAAATATGGCCGTATCAGCCAGTGATGATCCTTTTAGTGCAAATAACTATGTAGAGAAGACGGCGAATATGAAAGGCACTGTCGGCGATCTATTAGACTACTCGGCAGAACTCAGTGAACGCAGAGCAGAGGCAAATGGAGGTGTAGATCCAATTAAGAAAAAAGCTTTAGGAAATTACTCTAAAAAAACAGGCGGAAAAAAACACACATCTCAACTTGGTCAAAAGAAAACCTTTGAAACAAAGGATATTAAAGTTGACTTCGATTAAATAGTCTGAGTCCCTATACCATACCAAACTCCTCCTAAAAATATAGCCAAGCTTGTTCCTGATACAGCCATAGATCCAGAAGTACCTGCCATGCTTGAACCAACCCATTGAGGAAGTGTAAAGCCTGTATTAAATTTTGCTACCCCGCTTATATTTGTACCTGATAAAAAAGAATTCCCTATAACATTTAAATTTCCTGAAAATAAACCAGACGCTGTATTTTTAATGTTAATATCTGTAAGAAATCTTGTAGGTGAACCTTGAAAGAATGTTCCAGAGTTAAAGTCAATCAACATTGAATGGTTTGATACTGGTGCAGGAGTGCTAGTTGTGACATCTGTTATTATAACAGCTCCTGTAGTTTGATCAGCAAAATTAGCACCATCTCCAGCTAAACTTGTGCAGCTATTCACCCCTGACCCAAAATCACTAGAAGCTCCATTTACAACAACATTATCTATACCATTTCCTGTAAACACATTACTAGCGCCATTGATGACCATATTTCTAGTGCCACTTACAGTGTTGCTAGATCCATTAAAAACAAAAGTTCCACTATTAAAATCATCGATAGTATTTGTGCCAGTTCTAGGCATGCTGAATACAGGTCTCTTGTTAATAACAAATGGATTTGAAGAGTTTCCAGTTAAAGCAAAATCGCCAGTGATTTCTCTAGATAAATTTAAGGCAACTCCAGTGTCAGTTTGATTAATAGAAATATCTCCAGAAGAACTAAAAAAAGTCGCTAATTGTATCTGTTCAGGTTGAATTTTATTAAATGGCATACTACAATAGATTATCTAAATAACTTTACACTAATTCAATGAATTTTACTCTTTATAAGCCAAACTCTAAAAATCAAGGGTCTGCCTTTAGTTTCTCTATAAATAAAGGCAAGAATGACAAACCCGTGCTTTTTGTTTCAATGATTCAGCAATATAGCTGGAATGACAGTAGAAAAACAGGCTCTTTCAAGGAGAATGCAAAAAACCCTGAGAAGTCTGCCACTACAGCTTTATCACTTATAGAAGCAGGTGAGATCTTATCTTCATTTAAAAACAGAATACCTTTTGTTGCATTCCATAAAAAAGATCAAGATACTACTATAATTAAATTTGCTCCTTGGGATAAAAAACGCAAGGTCAAAGAAAAAGACGGAGACAAATGGTATGAGACTCCAGCTTTTGGTATTAACATTACTAGAAATTCAACACAAATATTTAGAATCCCTCTTGAAGCGGGAGAAGTTGAAGTATTAGCTCAACTATTAAAAGAATTTATAAAGCAGTCATTTGAGTCTTCTATATTGCCTAAAAAAGAGTATAAAAAACCAGCGCCAAAAGAACCCCAAATAGACGAAGACGATGACGAAGAAGTCCCCTTCTAAAAAATTAAAAGTTTTATTTCATTCTAACCATTCTCGGATGGTTACAGGCTTTGGTAAGAATGCCAGAAATATATTACTAGCACTTCATCAAGATCCAAATATAGAAGTATTTGAAGCTGCTAATGGTATAAATTATGGAACTAACCTTTTAACTCCTTGGAAATCTTATGGAACTTTAAATCAAGATCCAAATGTACTTCAACAAATACAAGGAGATCCCCTAAAAGAAAGATACAACGCCTATGGAGGTTATGCCATAGATGAAATCATAGAAGACTGCAAGCCCGATGTATATGTTGGAGTTGAAGATATATGGGCATTCCCTCAGTATGAAACTAAACCTTGGTGGAATAAAATAAACAAAATTCTTTGGACAACTTTGGATAGCGTTCCAATTTTAGATCAAGCATTACAAATGGAACCTCACTGCGACAAGATGCTAGTGTGGGCATCGTTTGCAGAACAGGAGATGAAAAAGCTTGGGCGAAAAAATGTACAGACATTGCACGGAGCTGTTGATTATACTAACTTTAAACCTCTTGATAATAGAGACGAGATAAGAAAAAGATTTAATCTGTCTGACAATTATGTCATTGGGTTTGTTTTCAAGAATCAACTTAGAAAATCAGTACCAAATTTACTAGATGGCTTCAGAAATTTTAAAGAAAAAAATCCACAAGCCAAACCAAAATTATTACTACACACTGATTGGTCAGAAGTTGGACAAGGATGGGATATTCCAAGATATCTACAAGAAAAAAATGTAGATAGAGAAGATGTATTAGCCACATATCTTTGTCATAAATGTGATCATTATCACGTTCAGCCATATGGAGGAGAAGAATTAAAATGCCCAGCTTGCGGAACAGACAAAACTCTAAAAACAAAAACTAGCGGTAAGGGTGTTACTGAAGTTCAATTAAATGAAATATACAATTGCATGGATGTATATTGTCACCCATTTACAAGTGGAGGGCAAGAACTTCCAATCCAAGAAGCTAAAGCTGCTGGATTGATCACACTAGTGACTGAATATTCTTGTGGTACTGATTCTTGCTACGAGCATCAAGGAGGATTGCCTTTAAAATGGAATGAGTATAGAGAACCTCAAACACAATTTGTAAAAGCTTCAACTTGTCCTTTTGATATAGCCGCAAAATTAAAAAAGGTCTATATGATGGATGAAGGAGAAAAATATAAAATCAGTGCTAATGGAATCAAGTATGTACAGAATACTTTTTCAATTCCAGTTATAGCGAATAAACTAAAACATATTTTATTGTCTCTAAAGAAACCTTTATCATTAGACGAGCCTAAGAAGCAAGAACAACCACCTACGACTTTAGAAGATTTACTAGGCGACACAAAGCAGGAGGACAGGCTAGCAATAGTCATGCCTGATTCTGCTGGAGATGTATTAATGATAAACTCGCTAATACATAATGTAAAAAGACTTTATCCAGACAAAAAGATTTATGTTTTTACTAAGCCGCAGTATTTTCACATGATTGATGACAATCCTGACTTAGAAAAAGTTTTACCATATCAACCCCAAATAGACAATTGCTATGTGCTTGAAGGTAGAGGTGACAGCCAAGGACATTTTGATATAGCTTTCTTGCCTCATGCTACTACTCAAAGAACATACAGTTATACCCACAACGGAAAAGATAAAACAGAATTTAATTTAAGATGAGCCACTTAGCAGAAGAATACGCAAAATGTTGTGGAGTAACAATAGGTAAGCCAGTAGTCAAACCTCACTTTTTTCCTGTACCATTTGATAAATATATCACCATCCATAATGATAAAAAAATTCAAGCGAAGGAATACAACTTTTGGCCAGAAGTTATTGAGTTATTAAAACCACATCTAGGAGATATCAAGATAATACAAATAGGAGCTTTTGGAGAAGAGACCATAGAAGGAGTAGATAAACATCTTCCGACTTTCTCCTTAAAACAAAGTAGTTACATTATTCGCAAATCACTAGGTCATGTGGGAATTGACAGCGTTCCAGTTCATCTAGCTTCAGCTTTTGATAAACCTGTCGTTGGAATATACTCACACACTTATGCAAATACTTGCGACCCTTTGTGGAATAAAAAAAGTAAAGCTATCGCAATAGAATCTGATAGAGATGGTAGAAAACCATCCTTTGCTTTAGAAGAAAACCCAAAGACAATCAATTTAATTAAACCAGAAAAAATAGCTCAAGCAGTTCTGGATGTTTTAGAGATAGATGAAAAAATAAAACAAAAAACTATTTACATGGGACCAAGATCAATATTTAATTGTATCGAAGTTGTCCCATCACAACCAACTAATTTTCAAGGCGGCCCTGTTTCGATAAGGATGGACTTGGCTCACAATGAGGATGTGCTAGGCAAAATTCTACAATTTACTCCTGCGGAAGTTACAACAAACAATCCAATAGATGCCAATATAATAATGTCTAAAAGGATATCAAGAATAACCTATGAAGCTGATTCTTTTGATGAAGATTTTGTGGCGCTTTTAAAGAAATCTGGATTGGACACAACGCTTGTATGTAAAAGCAAAAAAAACATTGATAAAGAAAGAGTAAGATTTTTCGATTATCTCATACATGAAGATAAAAAACCAAAGCTTATACAAGATAATAAAAAAACACTCGAAGGTGTGAATTTAAATTCATTAAAAATAAAAAGCAGGAAAAAGATTATTTGCGGCAATAATATTTATGAAAGTCATTACGATAGGAATGAAAGAAAAAATGAGAATGATTTATTTGTTGATTTAGATTGGTTTATGCTCTACAATGATGATGAACAGTCATGAACAGTTATGAACTGTCATGAACATTCCAGCACCAACAGTTATGAGCAAAAAGAAAATTTACGGCCCCGATATCTATAAGAGAGACAATCATGGTTTACTAGAAAATGTAAATTATAAGTTCAATGATGATGGCTCTGTTGATTGGAGATCTATGATAAAACCTGAATTTCTTTATGCTAATAAAGAGTGGTTTGAATCTAGGAAAATGGATATTCCTACAACCACCGAAGGTTTACAAGATAATCAGCTATTAGTAATGCTTGGAGGTATAAAGGAATTAGCAAAGTTGAGAGGGTATACCTCAGTATCTTATGATATTACAAATGTCACACAAGATTATGTTGTTGCTAAATGTACTATAAATTGGTGCAACAATTACGAGTGTGTTTCTGAATATTCTACTCTTTACGATGATGTAGCAAATGCAACTTTAGAAAACACTGACTCATTTTGCTCTAAGTTCTTAGAAACAATCGCATGCAATAGAGCTTTTGTAAGATGCGTCCGTAATTATTTAGGTATTCACATTGTAGGTGCAGATGAAATAGATAAATCTGAAGATAAAGCGCCAGCAAAGAAAAAGTTTGGAGAACCTTCGCAAATTTTCCCAATCACTCCTTCAGGAACGTTACAGCAAACACTAGCTGATGTTTTACATATTAGTGAATTTGATGACTTTAAAGGATACTTAAGAACTCTATGGAAGAGCGAGGTTTATAAAAATGAAGACATCAAAGAGTGGAATAGCTTTAATGATATCCCTGCTAAAGAATGTAGAATTATAATAGCTCTTATTAGAAAAGCTCAAGGGTAGTATTATAAACCTAAGTAATTTCTCTGAGTAGATCTTAGTCTTGGATTTATAGAAGGAGTTCCTATAGTTTCCATAGCTTGATTTACAATAAACTCTTGAGTCGGCGGTATTAGCTTAAGTGTTGATTCTCCAATAGTTGTTGTTATACCATCAGAACCAACTCTTATTTGAAAAGAACTTGTAGTTATTTTAAACTCTGAAGGTATCTCTAATCCATAAATTGTCTTTGAGGATGATTTTAGATTTTTTGGAGGAGAATCTAAATAACTTTTTTTAGTTGCTTCTCTTAATGCATTTACTTCAATAGTAGAACCGTTAGCTACCACTAAACTTAAAGGTGTATACTGATCAGTTTTAGGAGCATCAAACTTAAAAGATTTTAAGTCGTATCTTTGTAGTAATTCTTGTAATTTTTCGTTATCTACAGGATCTCCCACAAGTTGTTCATTATCATCATCATCAGGATCATCACCTATTTGCTGCACAGGTTTATTGAAAATAGTAGCATCTAACCTTATTTGTTTTCTATCCAAGGCATCAGCATTTTCAATAGCCCTTTGATAACCTGACTTTGAGATTCTTGCTAAGTTAGTTACCCTGCTAAATATATCACCATTGTTAAGAACCTCTGGAGTTCTTGACTCAACTAAAGAAAATTTGTCTTTTTCCCCATCTCCTCCAAGAAGGAAAGACATTTTTTGTAAAAAAAGGAATTTTTCTTTTAATTCTTTTGTGACATCTTCTTTATTGCCTCTAACATTTGGTAAAGGCGCACTTATAGCAAATTCATTTAAAACAATATAATGAAAATCACCTGCGTCTTGTTTACCAAAAATGGCAGGACCAATTAAAGTTCTAATTAGTGTATTTTCAGTAAATCCTCTGTATTCTATCAACCACTTAAAATACTCTTCAGATTCGTTGTCTTTATTTATAGCATCTCTAATGCTGTCGTTTTTACTAAATGGGCCAATCAGTTTTAAACCATTATCTTCAATCGATATTCTTACAGCTTTATCCTCAGACATTCCTGAAGAAATGTAAGCACTTCCAGCAAATTTAAAATACTTTTCTAAGAAACTATATAAGTTACTGTCTGATGGCATCTCTAACTTAGGAGTTATTGTAGCTCCTTTCTCAATAACATCTATAGGAGTTAAAGGATAATTGGCAGCTTCAGCTAAACCATATTTTTTGCTAAATGCTTGAGGAAGATCATTAATTTTAGCTGAAGCTTTAAATTTCTGGTTTATACCATCTTCAGGGTTTTGATTAAGCCAATTTTTATCATTAACCACATAAGTTTTCCCCGCCTCTGCTACAGTTTGGCCTTCTTCTGCAAAACTTCTATCAACTCCAACCTCTGTTGGAGATCTAGCGTCTTTACAGAATTTTTGTTTTGTAAAATTAGCTAATCTAGCGTGGGGGTATATAGCTGTATTAAATTGAAATCCTCCTTTAAATAATTGAGCAAAGTCATCTATCTTTTTTCTAAATGGAAAGTTTGCTAACATTAAAGCAAAAGTATATATATCAAAAAGAGGTTTGTTATTAGAAAGTCCTAAAGCAAAATAAAGATAGTATGCTGCTAAAATTCTAGGATCAAGAGTTTGAGTCTTGTTTGAATCTATCAATATATCTTGATTTCTAAGTTGGTAAAAATTTACTCTAGTATCTCTACCTCCATCACCACCAGCTCCATTTTCAAATTTAAATCTACCTTGTTCTGTATTGATACTAGGTTTATCTGCGCTTCCTATATAAGCATTAACTATTTCTGGAGTGAACTTATCTTCAGTAAAAGTCGCAGAAACAATATTTTCGTCAGTTGTTTTTGTAAAATCAGTAATTTTTATATCAGATGCTATTCTACTATCAATAAAATTTAAATTTCCTGTATTTGGATCAATAAAATAATAGTATCCAAAATAAGCTGCTATTGCAGAAGTTACATCTGCTAAAGTTCCACTATTCTCAAATAAAATAGTATCTCCGTTCTCTACATTTTCTAAACCTTTATGAACTATACCCACATGATCAAGCATTTCCAAATATTCGTCTAAAGTATATCCAAACTTTAAAGTATAATTAGATAAACTTGGCAAGTCTTTATATTGCTGCGTTACAGTATCTTGATTTAAACAAAGATTCTTTTTTAGTTGTTGATCATTATAAACCAAAGAAACTTTCAAGCCATTTAGTACAGTTACGCTTTCATAGTTATATATTTTTCCTACGACTAAAATTCTTTTACCTTCTATCTCTCTAACGCTAGTAGATGGATAAGACTCTAAAGGACTTCCTTTTACTTCAGAAAAGAATGGAAACATCCCCTCGAAAGAGTTAGAGTTATCTGGCGGTGCATTTACACCTCTCACCATGACTAAGTAAGATTTCAAGGTTAGAGATGTTATGTCTGAATATTTCCTAGAAACAGTTAACCCTATTGGACCTTGATTTTTAGTAAGAGATGTACAGATAAATCTGGACATAATATTATTTATCTCATTCTTAGAAAAATAATTCTTAGATCCTATCTCTCCGTCAACAACACCCAAAGAAGGAGACCCGTCTGAATTTTTCACATCAATAGTTGAGTTTACTGTTGCAGTGTGTCCACCTGCACCATTAGAAAAATTTATATCTACACTATTTATAGTTTCTAAACTCATAAGCTCACACTTGCTGTTCCATTAGGTGATGCAAAGGTAAAAACCCCAGCAGACACACCTGTTTTTATAATAGTTACACCTGTATACATTTCTAGATACATATCATCAGACTCTTTTACTCCATTTAAGTAAAAAGACGTTTGATCTTCTATAAATCCTGTACCATAAACATCAGGATTCACGCCTGTCACCTCATTTATTCTATCTTGCTTTATAAAAGCAAAAGCTTTAAAATTGTTTTCATTGTCATTTGTTATGATTCCACCTTTGGCTACCTCATCAAAACTTAGTATAAATTGAGTGCCTATTCCAGCAGATACCCCACACCCAACTCCTGAATATACTTTTTGACCATTTAAAAAATAATCATAATCTATAAAAGTCAAATTAGCTTCAAACCCACTAATACCAGAGCTAAGAGCCGCACCAAGGCTAGCCCCAGCAGTTCCTAATCCTACAGCAGACTTGCCAGTATATTTTTCATATTTTATATTATATGTAGATTTAAATGGAGTTGTAGGGTCACCAAAAATTTTATTTCTATCAAACTCATCAGCGGCCCCAGTTTTAAGAAAAATGTCTCCTGAAAATATTTGAAAAATAGTTTCATTTGTCGCCGCTGTTTCAATTGGACCTTCTTCATATAAAGTTTGACCATTAGAAGCCAACTTCATATTTTTTAAACCTGTTATTAAAGAAGAATCATAGTAAAAATTATCTTGAAAACTTGATGCATTATCTTTTTGTCCAATATAACCAGAAAGAATACATCCTGATATAGTGGCATCACCTGTAGAAAATGTGTAGTCGTATATCATATTCTTTGTCTCATGTAATATATATAGTCTTTCTTTAAAGTTTCTGAATCGCCTGATAATACTATACCTGAAATTGGTATAGCTGGAACACTAATTGTTTCAGTTAATGCTGTTGTAGTTATTCCACTTATTTCATTTAAAGTTCCTGTTTGAATTAAACTTTTGTAAAGAGGAATTGTTACATTTCCAGCTCCTTCGATACCTGTAGTTTCTGTAAAAGTATTTATAGAAGCAGATATGTCATTTAATCCTAAAGTAGCAAATGCCCCAGAACCTGTTGGAGCATAATTAAATCCAGATGTAGGATTTAAAAATCCAATTTCTTCTTTATAAAATGTTTTTGCATCTCCATTATCTAAGGTATAATATTTAAAATATTTATCTCCTTCTTCAACAGAACTTGTAGAATCTGAAGCAAACGATCCTGTTTGCATACTTCTACCAGTAGTTATTGTCAAAGTTCCAGTTTGATTAAAATCATATCCAGTAATACCAGTTTTATAGATTATTGATTCTGAATAACCTGTTATCTGTTGTTTAATTGTAGGAGATCCTGAACTAAAGAAGTATTCACCTATCATGCCACTACCAATACTTTTGACAATATCAGTAGAGATATAACCTGAGATCAAAGCGAACTCATTTATGAATCCACTAAATGTTGTGTCGCTTGAGCTTGATGTCTTGTAAAATGTATTTGATCCTCCTAAGAAAAAGTTATCTGAATTAGCTATAAACGAAGTGTCTACAATATAGTTTCTGCTATGTATTTTTTGGTTAAGATAATCAACTCTAGTCATCTCTAAAATATTAGAGTCTAAAGAAAAGGATATTAAGTTTCTTTTAGATAACTCTATGTCTGATGCCATGTGCATGAAATCACCATGACGGTCAAATCCTTGATAATAAAGTTTACCTCTATCATTTATGCCAAAGTTATACCCCTTAGCTCCCGTTATAACTTCTCCATTTATTGTTTGAGAAGTCTTTTCTAAAGCTCCAAATAAAACTCCGCCAGTGACAGGATGTGCGGTATCAAATTCAAAATCAAATATGGCTGTTAGTGAATTATAGTTGAGTGTTGATGTTGGAACTTTTATGTTAGATGTGCTTAATCTAGCTTTATTGCTAGTTAAAAACTCGCCAGTAGCATATGTTTTAGAGGCCGCTTCACTACCTGCCCTTGAATTTATTATTATACCACTAAAAGCGCCCGTATTTATAGATGGATCTTGGTTATTAATAACAGCGTCTACATCCTCAGTAAACGCTAGAGACGTTCCTGTTCCACTAGAAAAATCATAATAAACTAACAAAGGGTCATTATTAGTAAAGTTATGATTTATTGCATATTGTACTCCACTTAATCCCATTTTAGTAATATCTGCTTAAGTTAAAAGATATAGTATTTTCTCCAACGCTTTCGCTTTTAGCTTGGTCAAAAACACCTGTTATATATTTGTTTACGTTGTTTGCTAAAGTTGGCAAAGTTCCAGTGTCTCCTTCGCAAGTAGCAGACACCGCATATAAACCCATTTGTCTTTCTTTAACATTCTGTGTCGCAAATCCAGCTATTGATGGCTTTATTCCACTTACCTGTATTGGTCTAGTATCAGTTATTGAAACTCTTAAACCAGTTAAGTCTCCATTACTTAAATCAAGCTTATTATCAAAAGAAACATTATAAGATATAGTTCCTTCAAATGGATTTTTATTAACACCGCTTTCTATTGGAGTTTGATTTAAATTTAACCCACTTATTTGATAACCAGTGGCATTTCCAGTGAAATCTTGTAAAGCTTCTACAGCTAAATTAAAAAAGTTTATACCGCTAAATTCTCTTCTTAACTCTAGCCATTGTTGACTTGATGTAGGATCACCTGTGGAATTTATGACAGCAGAATTTGAGTGATATTTTAAATCGCCATTGATAGATACTTTAGTATTAGCATCATCTTTGGAGCAGCTTACGGAAGCTGATTTAGTGTGCAATATATTCCCAGACTGTTCAGTGTTAGAAGAATCGGAGAAAGTAAAAGTAAAATTTAAACTGTTGCTTCCTGTATTTAATTGGTACTCATAAGAACTTGGACCAACGTTTGAAAAAGTATATGCTCCTGATTCAAAATCAGAAAGAGAAGAAGCTACTGCATTGACGGCTAACTCCTGAGCCTGAGTAGGAGTGAAGTTTCCTGTTGTCAGAAGAGCGCCAGTTATAGAACCTTTTAAACTTCCATTTATACTTACAGAAACTTTTCCTTGAGAGTCTAACGATATTTCAGCATTTGATTCTAATATACCACTTGGATTATTATTGATTCTATTATCACTGGTAGAACAATTATACTCTTCAGTAATACTATATGAGCTTGCTTTATTATCTATAGTCTCTGTTTTTGATCTTAGGAAAGCTTTAGTACCTGTTTGAAATAAACTAATATTTCTATAACCTCCATTGCTTCCTGTAATTCTACCAGATACAAAATTCTTGGCGTTTGTTAATGCACTTACGCTATTGCCCAAATTTAATCCTCTTGCAGAAACAACATGTGAAACATTAGAAACTCTTCCATCTTGCTCTGAGAATGTCCAATTATCTTGAGGATCTACAACACCAAAAAAGTTGCTAAAAGCGCCAGATGAATAAGCCTCAAAAGTGACAGAGTAAGGTAGGATCGTTGTTAAGTCAGATTCAGAAAAAGATATTGATGTCGGCTTGGCTCCACTATAAAACTTTCCTTTATTATCTCCTGTAACAGTAAGGGTCTTAAATTCTGACAGCAAACCACTAACCATTTGCATTTTTCTGACATGCAATCCACTAAGGTTAGCGCCAGTTAAAGTTCCAACTAAATTAACCTCATCTAAGAAAAAATCAGATTGTCCACTTATAACAATAGGATTTGATGTTTCTGCTACAAGAGGACTTGGAGTTGGAAATGTATAACTTCCATATGTTATAGTAGGATCGGCCATTAAATATATAAATAATTAATTGTTCTAGTTGAGGTTCCTTCTCCTAAATTTACATTTACAACATCTGAAGTGGTAAAAACTTTTGAGCCTGTAACAAACTCTTGCATATCAGAAGTCTTATTTAGTAATTTTTCTTTTCCTCCAAATAAATCTCTATTTGGATCTATAGTCGCTGTAGCAGTCACTGACGCTTGGCCTACACTTTCTAAATCACTAACAACAAGCTTCTCTTTTAAATCTCCAAGATCATAAACCAATTGATTTCTTCTTATCTTTTTTGTGTTAGAAGATGTTATCTTTAATTTAAGTAATCCATCTGATTGATTTTTATAAGCTGGGTCGTCTGTAAAAGTTATAGTTTCTGTTATAGTACCTTCAGTCTTTTGAAAGTTACAATTTCTATCTTTCTCAAATATTGTGGGCAATCCAGCAAACACACTTTGTACTTTAGTTATATTATTATCTTTGTCTGAAATCCATAAAGTTTTAGCTTGATTGAATTTTTCTCTATCGGTTTTTCCTTTAGCCTTGTAGGTCGCAGACAATACATAGTCTTTAAATTTTTGATTTTTTCTCTCTTCAACAGAATAGGTTACTAAATCACCTTGTCTTTCTATAGGGTTTGTAGAAAAACTAATACTTAAAGATGCAGAGTTGCCATCTTTTTTGATACCCTTAGATATTGATGAAGGATCTCCAAGAGTTGACCCTTGAGCTGTCATGACTTCAGCTATGATTGTCTTCATAGCCTCTTGCAATATGTTCTGCGAATCAAATCTTAGTGATGTTAATTCAAAAGCAAATGTCTTTTTAAGATAACCCTTTTCATCAACTGTCGTTGTTTGAGTTTCTTTTCTAGAAATATTATTGGTGTTATCTATAAAAGAAGAATTGAAATTTTCTGTTAATCCAACTGTCAGACCTATTAGGTCGTATTTCTCTGTGAGTAAACCCCTGTAGTCTTTATTAAATGTAGCATCTTCAGATATACCATCTGATTGGAACCCGAATGATGGCCTGTTAGCAAAATAATATTGAGTGAGGAAAACTCTAGCATCGTTCAAGAACCTATCTCCAGCTCCTTGCTTGTATGTTAAATTTATATCTCTTGAATAGCTATATGTATCTTCTGATCTAGTAAAATTATAAGTCTCAGCAAAAGAACTTACTAAATGCGGATTAGGAATATATTTGCAAAAGTTTGTAGAAGAGTAGTCATCTAATCTTCTAGATTCTTGAATAGTTATGTTTGCAGTTTCAGAACCAACTAAAGTTCCATCTGAGAAAGAGACACTTTGAATTTGACCTTTTAAAAATTCATCTCCACCTATCCTAGCTACAATTTCTGGCTTTGCGTATGCTGCTCTTACAGCCTCTCTACCTGCAATTAAAAAACCATCACCATTTTCAAAAGCGACATCAGCAACATTTAAATTATAAGTCGCGGATATAACATATCCAAACACTTCTTCCGTTTCATTATACTGATATGAAATATTGGAAGAGGAACTTATTATATTGTTTGCTATTATTGATGCCATTTTAATTATTCACCTCTAAGTGCTGACAATTCTTTTTCTAATACTTCTACTCTTGAGACCATGCCTTTTAATGCTTTTTCTGTTCTTCCAACAACTTCTTGAGCAGTTTCAGCAGCAGTTATCGTCATCGCTGTAACCTTCTCAAAAGGTTTAGTTATGTTCTTTATATTTTTAGCACCATCAGCAGCTAGTTTTAAATCTGCTGCCATTAATTTAACACTTGCGGGGATTCCCTTAGCCTCATCAGTACTAAAGTTTGTAGCGAAATTATCTAAAGCTTTTTTGTTCGTATTAATAGCTTCACTTAAAGACTCAAGCTCATTGTTTACTTTATCTAACCCCTCTCTTAAACCTTTATCTTCTTGTGATTCAACGCCTT